TCACGACGCCGACCCCTTCGCTGCCCGCTTGCCCTTGGTCTTGCCCTTCGCGCCATCCCTGAGAGCGGCGAGCACGGCAGCGCTCGGCGTCTCCGCGAGGTGGGCGTACTTGTCCGTCGTCGCCGTCGACACGTGCCCGAGCAGGCGCCCGACTTCGGCCAGCGGCACCCCGGCCTGGAGCAGCCACGAGGCGTAGGTGTGGCGGGCGTCATGGATGCGAGCATGACCGATTCCGGCGTCCTCGATCCCGTGCCGCCAGATCGCCGCCCAGTTGCTGTTGCGCAGCGGCCGGTGCTCATGAGGCGTCGTGAACACCAGTGCGCCCGGGCAGCGGCCGGCCGCATGGCCGACGGCGCAGTTGCCGATCGCTGTTGGGAGCGCCTTGAGCTGCTTCACCAGTTCCGGGGTGAGCGGCACCTCGCGGGACCGCTTGCCCTTCGGGTAGGGCGTGACGAGCCCTGCTGACTCGTCATAGGTCTCCACCACCCGGAGCATCTTCCGGCGAAAGTCGATGCGAGCACGATGCAGACCGGCCAGCTCACCCCAGCGCAGCCCGGTGAAGAACAGCGTCTCGACGATCAGTCGGTCCTGGGCGGTCGGCATCTGCTCGTACAGGGCGTCGTACTCGTCGCGGGTCAGGTAGCGCTCCTGCTCCTTCGCGCCCTTGGGCAGCTTCAGCTTCGCAGCCGGGTTCATGTCGAGCACCTCGGCATCGACCGCCGCCGCCAGCGAGGCGGAGAACAGGTGAACGATTCGTTGCACCGTCGCCGGGCTGGTCCCGGTGGCCGCCAGCTCGGCAGCCCAGGTCTTGACGTCGTGTCGAGTGATCGACCCCAGCGGCACCGACTCCCAGCGAGGCTCGAGGTGTGTCGTGATGCGGCTCGCGTCCCGCTTGGCGGTCGAGGAGGCGACCGTGCGGCCGGCGAGCCACAATGGCTTCCACTTGCCCCACGTCTGCTTGGCGTTCGCCGGGTTGCGGCCTGTACGCCGCGCCGCCTCTTCCTTCGCCCCGGCTTCGCGAAGCGCTGCCGCCTTGTGGGTGAACGTTCCGGCTGACCGCTGCCGACCGCCGGCATCGCGGTACACGCCGCGCCAGCGACCGGAGGGGAGCTTCTCTGACCACGGCATCAGCCCACCTCCGCGAGGCGGTTCTTGAGGTAGAAATGCTCCCATCCGTGGAGCGCATCAAGCCGATCCCAGAGCGTGTCCACATCGACACCCAGCTCCTCAGCCGCTCCCCGCACACGGCACTGGGACCACGCGAGGGCTTCGCCGACTACGCGGATGTCGGGCAACAGCCGCCGTGCGGCGAGTCGCCGGACGATCAGCTCTTCGCGCTCGACCAACGCGATCGGAGCAGGCCCGCGCTCGGCGTGGATCACTTCGTGGGCGATCGTGCAGCGACGCTCTTCCCATGTCAGATCACTCCGCAGGCTGATTGTTCGAGCCTCGAAGTCGGTCTCGCCTAAGTTGTCGCTGTCGTCAGGGTGATGCCAAACCAGCCGCCACGCGTCCCCGAGCGCACGGAATCGGCGCCACGGATGGAACGCCTCGACCGCACTCATGGCAGGGACCGTAAGGACTAGGTCCGACGCAACGTGGGACATCACTTGAGCTTCCACTCGCGCTCGATTCGATCCAACTCTTCCTGCACCACCATCGCTGCGCCGGGCCGCAGCGCGCCGACGATCATCGTGCGCGGGTGGTTGATCTTTTCGCGCGCAGAGTCCGATAGGTGGCGTTCCAAGGTTCCGTACCAAGGCTGACGCACCAGCGAACCGATGCCCTGATCATTCAGCTGATCCTCGCCCTGCGTTCGCTCCCACTCATCGAGACCGGAACGCCAGACAGCCATATGCGCGGCGCGGTTGTCCTTGCGGTCCTTGCGGCCGTCGAGCCAGTACTTAGCGGAAATGAAGACGATTCCGCCCGAGCCGCCGACCATGCCGCCGAGAAACGCAGGCAGGGCCCGTCCCCAGGAACTGCTCACCCGTCCGCCCTCGGGTTCTTCTGCGACCCCCTCGCGGCCATTCTCGTCTGCGCGTCATTGGGCGGCTTGGGATTGGTCGGGAGCTCGGTGACGGTGGCGGACTGTCGCTTGGCCTTCTCGACCCTCTCCAGCTCACGCATCCATGCGGCTTGATCCGCCTTGAGCGCAACCGCGAATGCGACTAGTTGGTCAACATAGATCGGCTTCGTCCCTGCGAAGAGACCAGCGATCGTTCCATCTGGGACGCCAGATCGTTTCGCTAGTTCCTGGCGGCTCAGCTCGGCCGCCTTCATTCCCTCGCGCACTAGAGCGATCGCCCGCTGGTTCACGGGGTCGCTCGCCTTGCTTGGTCGTGGTGACATGCCGGAACAATATTCCATTCAGAACACGCCGCGCTAGAGGTTGACACGATGTTCTGTATGGAACTAGGTTCCTCATATGTTCCGAATGGAAGTGACCCGAGAAGCCGTGGCCGCCGAAGTTCGGGCCGTCATGGGCCGCAAGAACAAGAGCGCCAAGTGGCTGAGTGAGGCAACCGGAATCAGCAAGGCCGCGCTGTCGCGGAAGCTCAATGGTTCCGTCGGCTTCACCCTCGCCGAAGCCATGTCGATCGCGACAGCGCTCGGCGTTTCGCTCAGCGATCTCGTGCCCACCGGCGACCGAACAGCTGCCTGAAAAGCCGAACCCCCGCAACAACGACCAAGCAGCGCGGGGGTTCCAACCGAGAGGAATCATCTCATGAAGTCCAGCACCAAGCGCAAGGTCCAGTTTCTCGCCCCGCTCGATGAGCTGCCCGAGGCTCGCAACGGCGGACCTCAGAATGGCCCCGCAGCCCACTGGGTCGAAGTCGCCGCACACGTCAAGGCCACCCCTGGCGTCTGGCACCCCGTCGTCATCGGGCACCTGACAACCAAGGGGCACCAGTCCGCCGCGTCCACCATCAACGCCGCCACCCGAAACAGCGACTCCAAGACCGGCAAGAACGCCGCCTTCACCGAACCCGGCTATCAGGCCGCGTACCGCGAAGGACGGCTGTACGTCCGCTATGACGCCCCGCAGGTCACCAACATCCGGAAGAAGCGGTCCGCATGAGCTGGCAGGAGTGCTTCTTCCTTGGCGTCGCTGGGGGACTCACGGTCAGTGCACTGACCGTCATTTGGCTCCTTGTGCTGGGGGCTGTGTCCCAATGAGCAACGACCGCATCTGGTTCAACACCCGACAGGCTGCCGACTACGGCTCCTGCCACCCCGACACCGTCCGCCGCGCCGCCGAAGACAAGACCCTTCACGGCACCCAGCGCACGAAGGCCGGGCACTGGCGCTTCCACGTCGACTGCCTCAACGCGTGGCTGGCGGGGGAGAAGTGCAAGCACGGGATCGGGCGTGCCGCATGAGCGCCGAGCAAAGCCTCTATCGCCTTGCCTCAGCCGTGGGCCGCATCCAGCGGCGGGTCTCCGAGATTGATCCGGCCAGCTTTGGTGAGGGATACGAGTTGGCTGTAGTTGGAGTGAAGCAGCTCGTTGAGACGATCCTCGCTGAGGAGCACCTCACGTGGCTGAAGGAGTCATCCGCCGAGCGCCTTGATGACGAGCGGGGCACTAGTGGTGATGCCGGCCAGAAGAGCGTTCGCTCCGGCCTGGCCGATGAGGCTGACGATCAGTTCGTCTCGCAAGCGGGAGAGAATGCTGCTGCGCTCGGGGGCAACGGTCTGCGACTCGATGTAGTCGCCCATGACGACAACGACTCTGGCAGTGGTGTCCCTGACGGTCTCTTGACCGAACCGATCGGCACCATCGGCGAACCTGATCGCCTCTTCGATGATCCAGATCAGATGCTCGCGGTCGGACGAGGCAGGCAGGTCGTTGGTCTGTTGGAGCGCTTCCCGCAGCGTTGTTCGGATCTGCTCGACCTCGACATCTCCGAGAGCGCTGAACCCGCGGACCTCCATGGCCTCGGCGGCGAGGCGCAGGTTCGCAATCACCGCTGGCTCGACGTTGGACATGCTGGCGTTCGCGCCATTGTTCCAAGCCGCGTCAGGGGCAACAAGGGCGCCGTAGATCGCCGGGAGATGAAGCCGGTAAGCCTCGATGCTGCCCGATCCGCTCGCCTCAAGCTGATCGACGGCCGCCTCGTATGCCAGCACCTTCTGGAGTTGGCGGACGTAGCCGCGCCAGAACTCGACCGAGAGTCCGCTGTCTTCAAGGCCCAGCGCGACCCTTCTTGTCTGGAAGATCGTGGTCTGGCCGCTGGCGTGCCAGCTATCAAGAAGGTCCGCGAGGTCTCTTGCCGGGTTCCCCATTGCGGGATCGTAGCGGCGGTCAGATCTCCCGCGGGGTCGAATGGGCTCAGTGGTGGTGTCCGATGACACTCCTCGCCACCCACGCCTTGGACGACCCGGACCAGATGTCGCTCTTCGCCGACCCGTGGTTCCGCAAGCCGTTCGCGGATGCCTTCCGTGAGGCCTGCGAGGCGGAGGCTCGGATGCACGATGGCTGGATCGATCCGTCGCGTGTTCGTGAGCGGCTGCTGGATCACCCGTCGTACAAGCCGCAGCAGTTGTCGGCGTTGTGGTCGTCGTCGTGTGGGCGAGACGGCTTCATGGAGAAGACGGCGATGCCCGTGCGCATCACGGGTGAGGGCTCGCGCGGCAACACGAACAAGTCCACGTTCTGGCGCGTACTGCGCACCCAGACCCCCGGAGCGGCCTCGCGTGCGGGGAAGGCCGTGACCGCTCCGGGTCAGACCTCCGGGCCGCAACACCCGGAGACGCAGGGGCAGGGCTCCCTCAGCTCCCTGGGCGCTCCACCGCCCGAGGTGAAGCCCGCCCCTGCTGGTCCCTAGTTCTCCCGGCCCTGCTCACAGATGACCCCCGGGTAGGGCCGGGAAGAAGAAAGCCCCGCCGGTGGGCGAACACCAGGCGGGGCGAAGAGCAAGCAACTCACTCACTCAGGAGGATACATGGCTTACGACGAGCCTTTCATTGCCCGCGCCGGACGCAGCGCCGATGCGGTCGAGTACCTGGTCGCCAACAGCGCGCTCCGGCATCTCGTGACCACCGAACGCCACCCATCTGGTGCGCTACATGTCTCGGCCCCGGCGCACGCATCGACCGGCGAGGGCATGCTGTGGCAGCTTGCTCAGGATCTCGGCTGTGCGCCAACCGTCCCGGCCAGCATGTTCGACCTCGCCGAGCGTCTTGACGACGCCAATGTCGCTGCAGCCCATGCCGCGATCGGGGTTCTCTTCGGCGTAACGGCGCTCGTGTCGATTGCGGGGGTGGCCCGATGACCGAGCAGAAGTACGAGCTGACCGACGAGACCGACGCCTACGGTCGCCGCCGCATCAAGGCCCTGCGTGACATTCCGCGCTACGGGATCCGCAAGGGCGACCTGGGCGGCTTCGTCGGGGCGGAGAAGAACCTCGAGCAGTCCGGCGACGCGTGGGTGTCCGGCGACGCGCGGGTGTCCGGCAACGCGTGGGTGTCCGGCAACGCGCGGGTGTCCGGCAACGCGCGGGTGTCCGGCGACGCGCGGGTGTCCGGCAACGCGTGGGTGTCCGGCAACGCGCGGGTGTCCGGCAACGCGCGGGTGTCCGGCGACGCGCGGGTGTCCGGCGACGCGTGGGTGTCCGGCGACGCGCGGGTGTCCGGCGACGCGTGGGTGTCCGGCAACGCGTGGGTGTCCGGCAACGCGCGGGTGTCCGGCAACGCGTGGGTGCTGCGCCCGGCACACACCATCGCCATCTCCGGGCCCGTCACCCCGAACGCCGACAACGCGACGCTGGTGCGGACCAAGGGCGGCCTGCACTACATCCAGGTCGGGTGCTGGAACGGCACCGCCGAGCAGCTCCACGCACTTGCCGACTCCAGCGACTGGCCCTCGGGCGGTGGTGAGGAGTACCGCGCGAAATGGGCGCCGAGCCTGCACGCGCTGGCTGATCTCGCGGCGACGTATGTGGCCACGTGGCAGCCGGTCGACGAGACCGAGGACGCGGAGGTGTCGGCATGACCCCGCTTATCGCTCTCCCTCTCATCGCCACGTGGACGGTCATCTTTGGCGGCGTTGTCGGCATCCCGGCGCTGCTGATCTGGGGTGCGTGCAAGGTCGCGACCGATCAGCCGGACTACGAAGAAGAGGCCGAGATCGAGGAGTGGCTGGAAGGCCTGCTCGTCGACTTCCGTGCCGAGGCCGGTGATGCGCGATGAACGTCAACACTTTCAAGCGACAGATGGCCCGTTCCAGCCGCGTGATGCTCCGCGCACGTGGCATCACTCCAGAGCCCGTCCACCGTCGCAATGTGCTGACGGACGCGTCGACAGGCGCCTACTGCGTGGGCTTCGCGTCGCTGCATGCCGGGTGCCCGCGCTGCGCCCCGAAGGATTACGCGCTCCAGTCGGCCAAGCACCGTGCGGAGGTGTCGGCATGAGCACCCTCTACGACCGCATCGAGGACGAGGCGCGCGCTGACCGTGACCGTCACGACCTCGCGGGTGAGCGGGAGCGGCCGACGGCGAGTGATCTGGCGGCCGAGGAGCGTGACTGGTGAGCGCGCCCTTCCGTGACAACCGCGTCCACGTCCTCAGCGAGAAGTGCTCGACCTGCATCTTCCGGCCGGGCAACCAGATGCACCTGACCCCTGGTCGAGTGCGCGAGATGGTCGACGCCTCGCTTGAGCAGGACGCGGGGATCACCTGCCACCAGACGCTTTCCTATGGGGGTTACGACGTACCCGGAGAGGCGGTGTGTCGGGGGTTCTTCGACGCACACGGTGAGCGCATTTCAGGACTACGTCTAGCCGTCGGTCTCGGGATCGTCGTCGAGCAGGAGCCGCCGACGGAGCGTCGCGAGATTCGGAGCCTGCGATGACCGCGCGCGACCCGTGGGCCGAGCGCTACAACCGCCGGACTCGCGCGATGGAGAAGCAGGCTCGCGCCGCGGTGCGCATCGCTGAAGCGCTCGAGCTTCTGGCTACCGCGGCCGTTGCCGGCACGCGGGTGGGGACGCCCGACGGCCGCAGACGCGTGTGGACCGAGAAGTACGCGAAGGAGGTGCAGGACAGCATGTCCGAGCGCGAGAGGCGGATGCGATGACCGCCGACCTCGACCCCCGTGACCTCGCCGCCGAGGAGCGGTCGGAGCTGATGCTGCAGGCGGACAAGGAGGAGCGAGCCTGGCTGTCCGGCTGGTGCGGCGCAGGGGCGGCGCACGGGAACTGCTCGGGTGGCACCGAGAGCGCTGGAAAGAAGCTGCGGTGCAGGTGCGCATGCCATGCCGCTGCGGTCGTGCCTGACGGCGTGGTGAAGGAAGGGCTGCACTGGAACATGCCCGACGAGATCTATCACGGCGACCCGGTGCCCGGAGGTTCGCTCTCTTCGTCGCTGGCTCGCCGATTGACCGAGCACGTCCCAGCCAAGGCGATCGCGGCTCACCGGAACCGCAAGCCAACCAAGGCGATGAACCTCGGCAAGGCCGCACACCGGCATGCCCTCGGGGCTGGTCCTGAACTCGTCGTCTGGCAGCACGACGGGCGCACGAAGGCAGGGATCGCAGAACGGGCACAGTGGGCCGACGCCATCGCCACCGAGCAGGCCGTCGCGGTCACCGCAGCCGAGCGCGAGCAGATCGAGGGCATGGTCGCGGCACTGCGCGGCAACCCTGAGGTCGACGCCATGCTCAAGAACGGCGAGCCTGAGGTCTCGGCGTTCTGGCGAGAGCGCGGCGCATGGTGCCGAGCACGGATCGACCTCCTCGGTCCCGACGCCAACGACTACAAGACCACCGAGGACGCGTCCGATCGCGGCTTCGAGCACGACATGGAGAAGTACGGCTATCACCAGCAGGCCGACTTCTACCTCCGCGGTCTACGTGCTCTTGGTCATGAAGCTGGCGATGAGCCGATGCGGTTCATCTGCCAGGAGAAGCAGGAGCCGTATCTCGTACAGGTCCACATCTGCGACGAGCTGGCGATGGAGGTCGCTCGAGCCCTCAATGACCGCGCGATCGACATCTTCGCCGAGGCCATCAAGAGCGGGAAGTGGGACGGCTACCCGAGCTTGCACGCCGAGCCGACCGCCCTGCCCGCTCGCTACTTCTACCGCTACGCCGACCTGATCCCGGCGCACCTCAACCCCTACGTCGAGCCCGAAATGAGCATGTGATGCCGTACCCAACCGGCCTCTCATCTGAAGCCATCCAGGGTCGCGGGAAGGACCACCCGCACGATCCGGCTGACCTCCTGCGGTGCATCAACTACTGCAAGGGCTACCTGAGCACCGAGCAACTGCAGAAGCGAATGGCAGGCCGATCCCCTGAATGGGACCGCCTGCTGCCTCACTGGGACTCGCTCGTCAGCCTTCTAGAAGGCGAAATGGCGACGCGAACCGACGGCACGGCGCCAGCGACCTACATCGAGATGAAGCGGATCCTCGCCGACGGCGTGAAGTGCACCGGCTGCGATGGCACTGGCCGCGGCATCGAGTGCGACAAGTGCAAGGGCACCGGTCGGCGCAGCGGCGGAAGGTGCCGCGCTATCGACTGCTGGCGCGGTGCCCACCTCTGCCCGACCTGCCGCGGGCGCGGCTTTACCGACATCAAGGAGAACTGACATGAACCTCAGTCAAGCCACCATGGCCCGCAGTGATCAGCTGAACGCGGACGACCTCATCAGTGGCCCGCGCACCTTCACCGTGAAGGAGGTGCGCCGCGGAGACGCCGACCAGCCGGTCGCGATCGTGCTGGCCGAGTTCCCCGACAAGCGGCCCTTCAAGCCCTCGAAGACCGTCCTCCGCCTGCTGGCTTACGCGTGGGGCGAGGAGACCGACGACTGGCCCGAGAACCCGCGCTTCACCCTGTACCGCGACGAGAAGGTGAAGTGGGCCGGCCAGGAGATCGGCGGCATCCGTGTCAGCCACATGTCGCACATCGACAAGCCGATCAAGGTCGCGCTCGCCGAGTCCAAGGGCAAGAAGTCCCTGCATCGCGTTGACCCGCTGCCGACGGCGACCCCATCGTCGCCCCCCGTCAGCGAGGAGAGCGTCGCGCGAGTAGCCGAGCTGCGTGCCGAGTGGCGCACTGCCGATGCTGAGCGCCGCAAGGTCATCGAGGCCGAGGTGACTGCGCTGGAGTCGGGGGCCGAGCAGTGACCGGCCCTGATTCCGGCCTCATCGCCGCCGCTGCCTTCGCGCTGGGAGGCCACTGATGCCGTCCTATGTGATCAAGGTCGATCCGTCCCGCGACGAGTACGTCTATTGGTCCACGATCGTCGAGGCTCCCGTCGCCTGGGGCGATGGCGACTTCATGCGGCAGTACCTCTCGTTGCATGACGAGCTTGGGGACGGATGTCGACTTGTTCGCGCGAACAAGTACGGCACGTCCTGCATGGACCTGGGCGACGGCCTCCGCTTCTACGACTGGACGACCGAGTCGCTGATCTACCAACAGCAGGGACTCATCGACCGCGATGACCTGTGGGCGCTGTGCATGCGTCTTGAACGCCGCGAGGACGTGGCTGATCTGCTCCGCCCGTTCGATGACGCCACCCCCACCCCGACCAAGGAGAACCCGTCATGAGCACGACCCAGCCCCGACGCGACTTCATCGTCAAGAGCGATCACGACGACCTCGGCGAAGACACCTTCCACGACTGGTACTTCCCGGGCAAGCGCATCAACGCCGACCGGGCGGGACGCGTCCGACAGGACAGCATCGGTTGGGGTCAGTGGTGGCGCGTCGAGTGCAACAACATGAGATGTGACGCGTGGGGAATCCTTCGCACCGAGGCGATCATGGCGCTCACGGAGGCCGCCCGATGACCCCCCAGCGCCGACAGGACGACACCCTGATCGAGGAATGGCGCCCCGTCATCGGATACGAGGGGCACTACGAAGTCAGCAACCGAGGGCGCGTGCGCAGTCTTGATCGCTACTGCCGCCGCGGCAATCACATGACCTTCGTCCGCGGACGATTTCTGCGGACGTACTTGGACAAGAGTGGGCACCCGAAGGTCGGCCTGTCTCTCGATCGGCGAGCTAGAACCGACTACGTACACAGGCTCGTCGCGCTGGCCTTTCTTGGTGAGCCCGAGGATCCGACGTTCGAGGTCTGTCACAACGACGGAAACGGGGGCAACAACCTCGTCACCAACCTGCGCTGGGACACCCATGAATCCAACATGAATGACACGCGACAGGAGCGGTGTCTTCGAGGGCATACCTATGCGCCGGAGCACACGTACATCCGCCCCAATGGTCGCCGAACCTGTCGGCTCTGCGTCGCACATCTCCGTCAAGCACGGCGGGAGGCGGGTGCACGATGAGCAGCCTTCGCGAAGCCGTGGAGAGCCTTCTCGACAAGTGGCAGTACGAGCGAGCCGACTACCCGATCCGAACCAACGCAGGTGCGCAATACGCCGCGGCGGCAGTCCGCCTATGCGAGGACGAACTCCGGGCCACACTTGCCGCCCATCCCGCCCCCGACGCCGAGACGAAGCCGGCGAAGTGCACGCGCGCCAAGCCTGATATCGCGATCGGCACGCCGGTGCTCGCATGGCCGATGGTCCGCACTGACCAGCCGCTGGTTACGCGTACTCGCACTTCCGCGTGGCAACTTGCCGGCGGGACATGGTTGGTGAGCGTCGAAGGCATCACGGGCGGGATCGGCCTGACGCATGTCGACGTGCTCCCCGCCGCCCCGCCCTCCGTCCCGGCAGGGTCGGAGCCCGTCGCCTACTGCGCGCACTGCGGCAAGGGACTCAACCCTGGCGACCCGCTCTGTGACCACACGGGAGGGCCGACACCGATCCGTTGCATGGCCCCGGGATGCGACGGTGAGCACGTCGGAGAGGTGACGATACCGGCAGGGTCGGACGCGCTCCATGACGGCTGCAAGGACGGCTGGTGCTACGTCGCGACTGAACGCGATGTCGCCTGTAGTGACGAGTGCGGGCGGGTCAAGGGCCACTGTGGTCGGCACATCCCGGCAGGGTCGGACGCTGCAACTGATCCGGCCTCCGGCTTGCAGGTTGAGGGCGACGCTGCAACCGAGAGTGCAGGGTCGGACACGGCAGATGAGCCGGTGTGCTGCTGCGAGTCGTCGCCGCCCGAGTTCGGCGGGCCGATTCCTGACCGCGACTGCCCGATCCATGCGCCCGTCCCCTCCCCGGCACCAGAGGACGAGCGGGAGGCGCTGCTGGAGGTACTCGTAGCGACGGCATGCGCGTGTACCGATGCCGAAGCTGCCTTTGGCGACGAGGCCGACGCGATCCTCGCCGCTGGCTGGAAGTCGCCCACCGAGGTCACCGCCCTGCTCGCCCGCGTCGAAGACGCCGAGTACAAGGCGTGGGCCGCAGGTGAGGACGCCACGCTGGCTCGCGCTGAGGCTGAGGGTGCTATCGCTGAGGCCAAGCAGACTCGGGCCAAGGTGGCCGGGGAGATCGCGCAAGCCATTCTGGCCGTTGCGGATCGACGTGACCCGACTGGTCAGCCGCCGATGATGCGCGAGTACGGCGAGGGTCTGCGTAGGGGACGCATCCAAGGTCTCGACATCGCCGCTGACCTCGCCGCTCGTGCCGCCCCCAAGGGCGGTGCGTGATGGGCGAGCTTGCTCTTGACCTCACCGATCGTCTCGCGATGAACAACGACGAGGTTGCTCGCCTCACACGCCCGCAGCGCGAGGCAAGGGTCGCGGAATTGATCGGCGAGGCGCACGACCTCGTATCGCTAGCAATCGAGAAGCATGTCACCAACGACGGTCGCATGGTTGCCGCCACCGTGGTCCTGTTCAGCGGCGGAAACGACTCGACCACGCTCGCGCACCTATTCCGCGAGAGCGCCGACTACGCGGCCCACGCAAACACAACCATTGGCATCGAACAGACCCGTGACTTCGTGCGGAACACCTGCGAGGAATGGGGTCTTCCGCTCATCGAGCGGAAACCGCCCCGAGAGACCGATCACTACCGGGCGCTCGTGCTGGACCAGGGTTTTCCTGGTCCAGCGATGCACTTCAAGATGTTCCAGCGACTGAAAGAACGCGCCCTGCGGCAGATTCAGCGTGAGCTGGTGTCCAACCCTCGCCGCGAGCGCGTTGTGTTCCTTGCGGGCCGTCGCCGCACCGAATCGAAGCGACGCGCCAGCGTGCCCGAGATGGAGCGCCGAGGGTCGGCGGTGTGGGTGTCGCCGCTGGTCAACTGGACGAAATCCGATCTGAATACGTATCGACTCATGGCTGGCGATGTGCCGCGCAACCTCGCTTCTGACCTGATCCACATGTCGGGCGAGTGTCTGTGTGGATCGTTCGCGGCGCCGGGTGAGCGGGCCGAGCTGGACTACTGGTTTCCGGTGGCAATGGAGGAAATCCGCGAGCTGGAGGCGCTGCTGGCAGACCGTAGCGACATCCCCGAGCACCGCAAGACGTGGGGCTGGGGAGCTGACCCGGCGCTCAAGAATGCGGACACGTCTTCCCTGCGTCAGCAGATGATGCGGGCTGCCCGTGACGACGGCGACATGGACCTGCTGCAACTCATCGAGGACTTGCAGCCTTCGGAGTCGGGCTTGCTGTGCTCGTCGTGCGACGACCGTTTCAACGGCGGCGCGTCGTGACCGCCCCGACGCGCGAGCTGGTGGCGCAGACGATCCACGACCACACCTGCCTCTGCAACGGACTCGACGTCTTCCCGCGTCCACGGGACTACGCCGCCGCCGACGCCCTCATGCCGTTGATCCGGGCAGCGAGGGTGCAGGAACTACGAGAGACAGCCGACGCCATGCATGGCGGTCAGCACGTCTGCTTCCGGCCGCAGGGATGTGTGGAGTGCGGGCGACAGAAGGAACGCGACGGACGAGAACGGTGGCTGCGTGACCGCGCCGACCGAATCGAGAGTGAGGGCAAGTGAGCATCGAGAACGAAAAGTCTGCCCCTGGGTGGTGGGCACCCTGTATCGACTGCGGGGTCAGCATCATCGTGGACAAGGGCGACAGTAGCGGGGTCCCGGACCCGAGCGAGTGGGACCCGTTCCCGCAGTGTCCGGTCTGTGGTGCGACGGTCAGCTTCGATGAGGCAACGGAATCGCAGTGGGATCGCGAGGCGAGGTTGATGGCCGGTGCCCGGGGTCGCGCCGTCGACCGCATCCGCGCCGAGCTGACCGGGGACGACGTCGTGGAGGCGGCGGCACGGACGAGAGCCAAGGCGAACATGCGCGATTGGGACTACATGCCCATTGAGGCCCGCGTCGAGTATCGCCGTTACGCCCGCGCTGCTCTCGCGGCTGCCGCTGCTGCCTTGGGAGGCGAGTGATGTACGCGCCCAACTACGACGTACCGGAGAACGCCTCGCCCCTCGTGCCGCTGCCGGTCCTCTACCGGTGCACGAACTGCCCGAAGGTCATCGACCCCATCGAGGAGATGGTCGTGGTCCGCGACGGACAGGCCGTTCGTGGGCTGTGCCCGACGTGCGCGCAGATGCTGGGAGGCGGACATGGCGAGTGAGATCGTGCTTGACCCCGCATGCGGGTCGCGGATGTTCTACTTCGACAAGGACGATCCTCGTGTCGTGTTCGGAGACATCCGCGCCGAAGAGCACACCCTCTGCGATGGGCGGGCGCTGACTATCGCGCCGGACGTGCTGATCGACTTCCGCGAGCTGCCCTACAGCGACGGCCAGTTCAGCGTTGTCGTCTTCGACCCGCCCCACCTGATCAGGGCAGGCGAGAAGTCGTGGAGCTTCGCCAAGTACGGCCGTCTCGACTCAACCTGGCGCGACGACCTCACCCGGGGGTTCGCCGAGTGCTTCCGCGTCCTGCGGCCCGACGGGGTGCTGATCTTCAAGTGGAACGAGACACAGATTCCGGTGAGCCAGATTCTCGCGCTCACACCGGTCAAGCCACTCGTTGGCCACCGCTCGGGCAAGCGCTCCGCCACGCACTGGATCACGTTCCTGAAGGGAGCCGCCCGATGACCACCGACACCGAACGGAAGCTCTCCGACATCCTCACCAACTACAGCGACGGTGACGGCATCGGGTGGCCCGCCGAGTTCGCCTGGTTGCGCACCTTCGACGCCGAACGCATCGCAGACCTCACGGTCGACGTAGCCGAGCACGGATTCAAGGAGCCGATCACCCTCGGCAGTGACGGACGCGTGTGGGACGGCCACCACCGACTGTGCGTCGCCCACGCGCTCCGCTGGGGAGCAATCCCGGTGCAGTACGCCGAGGAGGAGGCCGACGATGCCTGAGACCACCGACGCCGAGCTGCGGGAACTGGCCGAGGCCGTCGCCGCCGTCACGCCTTGCTTATGCAGTGCACAGCGAGACCGCGCCGAGAAGGCCGAGGCCGAGGTGGCACGGCTGCGAGCTGGCCTCAAGGCACTTGCCGCTGACCTCGTGTACGCGTCGTGCCCCACGCACCTCGTCGACCGGGCGCACGACCTGGCGGGTGAGAGCTTGTGAGTCCCGCAGAGAAGATCAACACGATGCTCGCCATCGCGTGGGCACAAGGCATCGACAGCCTGACCGCGATGCAGCTCGACCTCGGAGTGCGCACACTCTTCGCTGGCATCGGCGGTGACGCAGTCGGGGCGACTCAGGTACCTGGACTGCATGTCGATCACGCCATCAACCACTGGGACAAGGCCGTTCAGGTGCACGCAGCGAACCATCCTGAGGCGGACCACGACTGTGCCGATATCAGCCAGATCGAGCCACGGCACTACAAGCGCCTCCCGTTCCTCTGGGGCTCACCGGAGTGCACTTGGCACACCCGCGCCCGTGGCCGTCGACCCGAGGATCTGGCGACCCTGTTCGACGGCGAGAAGTCCCCGGCGAAGGAGTCCGCAGACCGATCTCGAGCCACCATGTGGGACCTGATCCGGTTCGCTGAGGCACACCTGCCGGACATGGTCTTCTTCGAGAACGTCATCGACGTCGCCGACTGGCCCCTGTTCATGTCGTGGCTGCACGCATGGGACGCGCTCGGCTACGAATTCGACAACCGCCTCTACGGCGGGTTCCGACGCAAGGGGATGCGCCGGCCCGAGTGGGAGAAGCTCGAGCGGCCACTGGCTTGGTGTGCCCGCTGCGGCCACATCGGGGAGTCGCGCAAGTCCTGGAAGCCGAGCGCACGACGCGTCGCGGGCCAGCCGATCGGTGAGTACCGCGACCAGTACGTCTTCCTCTGCGGAGAAATCTCGTGCCGCGCTGTCGTAGAACCCGCCTTCCTGCCTGCGTTGTCGATCCTCGACCTTGACGACCCGGGCGAGCTCATCGGTCAGAGGAAGCGTGCCCTCGTGCCCAATACGCGGCGCCGGATCGCTCACGGCATTGCTCGGCACTGGCGCACCGACCACGAGTTGGAGGCGCTGCACATCTCCCTGATGGGCACCAGTCCAAGCCATCTCGCGAGCTCGGCACGCCCGGTCTCGGAGCCCTTGCGCACCATCACCGCGGGCGGCAACAACGACTACCTGCTGACCCCGCCCCTGATGGTGCCCTACTACGGGTCATCCAAGTCCTCGATGCCCGCCACCCTGCCCGTCGGGACGCTGACCACCAAGGACCGGTACGCGCTGGTGATGCGCAACAACGGGACCAGTGGCAACCTCGGCTGGGCCACGACCCGCGCTGACGACGTGCTGCGCACGCTGACGACCAAGGGGCACCAGTCAGTCATCCAGCCCGGCGACGTCATCGCGGCCGACGCTGACGTGGACTCCTGTTACTACCGGATGTTCAAGCCGTCCGAGGTTGCTGGCGGGACCGCTATCCCGGCCGACTACGACTTCACCGACATGACCGGAACCGAGACCGTCAAGGGCTGCGGCAACGCCGTCACACCACCGGTCTCGCGTGACCTATACGCCGTCGCTGCCGAGTCTCTGGGGGCAGCGGGATGACCACCACCATCGCCTACTCCTGGCACTGCATGAACTGCCCCGAGACCGGCACCACCTACGCCTCCGCAGACCGGCACGCCAAGCAGCCGGGCCACAACGTGATGTACGAGGGGCGGCCAGCATGAGCAAGCGACCACCCATCATCCGACCCCTCGCCGACGTGCCCCTGGACCCCGAGGACATCTACACCGGCGACTGGGTGCGTGACGGGCTGATCCTGCGACCAGTCGGCGGGAGGACGTCATGACAGCGCCCTGGGCCACCTGCTGTCGCTGTGACGCCGACCTGTACCCGAGGCTCGCGCGCAGGAGCGAGTGGGGCTGGACGTGCGCTCACCGCTCCGGTTGCGCCCGGCGAGCGATCGCCCGGGACCGCTGCGAAGACATCAAGTGGATGGCCGACAACGGCGAGTCCGCAACCGGAGCCGCGGCGAGGCTCGGGATCAGCCGGGAGAACCTCGAGAACCAGTGCCGTCGCTACGGCCTGACCGAGCAGTGGCACCGCCTCATGATCCGCGACCCACGCGACCACAACCGCGCACCAAACTACGAGAGGAAGGCGAGCTGAGTGGCTCGGATCCGCACGATCAAGCCGTCATTTTGGGGCGATGACGCAGTGAATCGCCTCTCGTGGGACGCACGGCTCTTGCTCATCGGCATCATCAGCCTCGCCGATGACGACGGCCGATTCATTGCCTCCCAGAGCAGCATCTGCGGCTACATCTTCCCGCACGAAGACGTCTCGCCAGGCCGGTTCAAGAAGCTCATGAACGAGGTCACCGGAACCGGGATTGTCCTTCTGTACAGGGCGAACGGGCGCCAATACGGCCACCTCCCGAAGTGGAAGAAGCACCAGAAGATCAGCAAGGCCCAGCGGTCACCGCTCCCCGAGCCGCCGCAGGAAGGATTGTTCGAATGATTCCCGGAACCATTCACGGACCGATTCCCGGAATGTCCCGCGACCCATTCCCGAGGGGAATGGAAGGGATAGGAAGGGAATGGAATGGAGAGGCTCGGGCGAAGCCCGCATCCATCGTTGCGGTAGTAGACGCGAGGCTCGCGCCCATCGCAGCGACCGGCAGCCACTCGCCCGCCCCGACGATGGATGGGCCTTCGGCCTCGTTCGGCGGTGGTCGGTGATGCGAGTCCTCACCGTTCGCCAGCCCTGGGCCTGGGTGATCATCCATGGCGGCAAGAGCGTCGAGAACCGCACCCGCAACATCGCAGGGTCGTACCGCGGACCCGTTGCGATCCATGCCGGACTCACCGAGGCGACCGAGGCCTACGAGGATGGCATGGTCCGCGAGGTGCTGGGCCGCTACGACGACTCGTGGCTGATGGAGGAACAGCTCGGGCAGCGCGGCACGATCATCGGCGTCGTCACCCTGTGGGCCGTTCACCGCGACCGCGACAACGGCCTCTGCTGCCCTCCCGACGGATCACGCAACTGGGCCATGCGTGACCACTGGCACCTGAACGTCGCCAACCCCATCCCGCTCGCCACCCCGATCCCCGCGAAGGGACGCCTCGGGCTCTGGCGACCCGACGACGAACTACGGGCCGCGATTGAGGAGCAGCTATGAGCACTCTGCGCGTCTACCGCATCGAGGTCACAAAGTGGCCGACCAGTGACGGCCAGCCCTGGGCGCGGTTCTACGGTCCAGATGCCGCGGCACCGAATCACGAGATCCCCGAGTGGCTCGACGCACTCGTCGCGAAGGCCCTGCCGCACCGTTGGACCTTCGGCGATCGTGACGCCCTCGCCAGGGTTGCCGACCGCATCCGCTACGACATCGATCGCGACCAGCTCGTCGGCGTGCTCATGCCGAAACCCAAGCGGCAGAACTACCTCTCGGCATCCGGGGCGAGCGAACTAGCCGCAGACATGCGGGCTTTCGGCGCCGAGGTCACCATCCGCCGCTCCGAGCCGGTCCGGTGGTCGGCATGACCGTCAACGACAAGGACGTCTCCGCCCTCGCCTACCTCGCCACCCGCATCCGCCAAGAGACCACCGGCTGCGGCGAATGGAATCCCCGCGGCACGCAGGTCGTGTTCGGCCGAGTGCTCCCCGGCAAGCACCTCGTGACCGCGATCGAGCTGGTCGTCACCCATGGCCAGGACCCCGAAGCGAGAACACCGGAAGCCGTCACTCGGCCGTTCACGCCCACCAACCTCGGTGCACCAATCCGGCCCCGCTGCGAGAAACACCGGAGTCAGTACGCCGACGACTGCGGGCAGTGCGACGCCGAGGACCGCTACGCCAACGGAGCCAGCGACACCGCACGCGCTGACGGATTCGCCGCATGCAAGGCCGCCATCGACGCCAGCAAGACCGCCGCACAAGCCAGCACCGAGACCGAGGAGGACTGATGCCTGAGATCGCACGCACGTACAAGTTCGACCCGATGACCCAACCGGCGATCAACGGCGAGGAGATCCCCTGGTACATCGACGAGCGAGGCCCCATCGTCGAGCCGGTCAACGACGGCATGCACCTGCTCTGGCTGCCCGTGATGGTCGCCAAGCCGTGCCCGAACATCGGACGACCCGATGGCGTGCGACTGACCGAGACCGAGGGGGACGAGAGTTGAGCACCTGCCGAGCCGACGTTTACCGCGACGGAGAACGCCTCCGAGCCGCCTGTACGGGCTGCGGATGGAAAGCGCCAGACACCCAGCCGCGAGACCTGGGCGGCCTGCTCCTGGCGCGCTGCATGGCTGACGCGCACAACATGGCGGGCGCCTTCACGAAGGCACTGCTGCGGAAGGGAGCGAAGTGAGCACCACCACGATTGGCCTCACCTGCCGCTGCGGGGCACGGCTGAGCCTCGACATCAGCACTACCGATTCGATGTATGTCCTCGTCGCCAACGAGCGCCGGGCCTTCGACGAAGCACACGCGGCGTGCCGAGCCACCGAGCCGACGTCCGCAATCGCCAGCGCCATCGAAGGCGACTGCACCAGCAGCAGCGCAGGGTTCGACTTCGTCCACGACGACCTGCCCACCTTCCACCGACGCGACCTTGGAGGCGACGAGTGAGCACCATGACCTGCCTGAGCTGCGGTGCCGCGACCAGCAACGGGCTCGCGCTGTGCGAGTTGTGCCAGCGCAAGGCGCGCGTGGACCTCGAGTTCCTGCCGGTGTACTTCCGCAACCTCGCACGCTGGCGACCTGGGCGCGCAGGCTCGCGTCAGGTGCCGGGGTCGCGGGTGCTCTATGACGGCGACACACGCGGTACCGGAGACCGGATCGGCGACGCCCTCGACGAGGCCCGCAACTCGCTCACCACGTGGGCGCGGCTGATCACTGAGGACCGGCCTGACTTTCCGCGACCCCTGACGCATGCAGACGCGCTTCTCGCGGGCGAACTGCCCGCCAGCGAGGTCGAAGGCCATGCCGACGATCCCGCGGCCCTGGTGGCGCTTCTGTGTGCCGCGCTCGACCAGCACCTGATCTCGATCGCCACCCGCGAATGGGCAGGCGAGTTCGCCCGCACGGGACACCGCGAGGACGACAAGCCCGACGGCATCGGCCATCACGAGCAGCGACTCCGCACCCTGACCGAGACGCTCGTCCCCGGTTGGTACGCCGGCGCCTGCATGCGGATCGTGACCATGGAGGGCAGCGAGTGCGGCGGATCCACCTACGTCGTGCCCGGCCTTACCTGGGCCAACTGCACCCGCTGCGGAGCGACCACCTACGCCCGCGACCACCTCGCGGTGATCCTCGACGAGGCGCGAGGCTGGGTGGCACCGCCGAAGCGCCTGGCCGAGGCGATCGTGGCGCTGGTGGATGGCGAGCTGAGTGTCCCGAGGCTCTATGACCGGATCCGGCAGTGGGCCTCGCGGGGCGACCTCAAGCCGATCCACCGCACCGTGCGGGACTACGTCTACGACGACGATGCGGATGCGCTCGTGGTCGCCAATGTGCAGACCGGCCGGGCGCGCTACCGGTTCGGTGAGGCGTTCGACCTGCTTGCCAGCGACACTCCGGCATCGAGTGCGGTGAAGGCGTCGTGAGGATCAGGTACGCTCGTCACAGTTTCAGCCGTTCGAACGCGCCCGGATGCAGGTGAACCCGTGACGATCACCGAGTTCCTGCTGGAGCAGATCGAGGCGGACCTGAACGCAGAGTGCGGCGGGACGGGCGAATACGCACGATGCGCAGACTTCTGCGACCAAGCCGACCGTCACGCAGAGGCCAGGCGTCGGATCGTGGAGCTGCACTTGCCCACCTCTGAGGGCTACCCGGCACGCAGTTACTCCGATGGCGCAGTGCCCGAATGCTGCGGCATCTGCTCGGGTGACGGCGAGTACCCCAAGCCGGGCAACTGGCCATGCGAGACGCTCAAGCTCCTCGCGCTGCCCTACTCCGACCGGGCTGGGTACGACAAGGGGTGGCGGTTGTAGGCATCGAAGACGTCAGGGCCGTCGAGCGAGCCGGTAGATCGCATAGCCGACACCCATCAGGAAGTCGATGACACACCAGAGCACCACGATGACCGCGACACCGATGGCCGTGCCCGCATCCGACGCCGTGTTGCACGTGTCTTTGTCGAGCGCGCCGCAGTCTGACGGCTGGCCGCTTCCACTCGCGATACCGCTGATCACCCATATTGCGAAGAGGATCTGAACCGCGAGGAACACCCAGAGGAAGACCCGACGCTTCTTCCTGGCGGGCGTCCCCGCATTCGGTGCAGGGGGCGGCGGCGTGTCAAGCCAAGCCGATCCATCCCAGTAGCGCTGCTGCCCATCAGGAGTTGGATACCAACCAGCAGGCGTTGTCTCCGCCGCACTCTTGTCGCTCATCCGAGCACCGTAGACCGAGCGGCGGGGCTCGGGAGGCAAAATGAAGAACACGGCAGTGCATGCAGAACAGCAAGCGACTACGGTGCTGGCCATGGTGCGCAAGATCGTCGTGATGACCGGCCTCGCCGCAGGAGCTCTACTGCTTGGGGCCTGTAGCTCGTCCAGCGAGACCCCGGCCGCCGCAGACAGCACCGCCGGCGGTGAACCCTCGACCGCGGCCACGCTGCCCGCCTACGTCCCGTTCCCGACGCTGACCGACAGCAACTCGGTCACCTTCTACGACCCGGTCAATGACGACGGCACCCAATCCGGCAAGGCCACCGTGTCGATCGCGAAGCAGGCACCAGCCAAGCCTTGGAAGCTGCCGCGCATGCAGCACTTCGTTCTGAGGATCGCCGCAATCGGTGACCAGCCGTTCGAGCCGAGCTGGATGACGCCGACGTTCGTCGCCAAGTCTGGGCAGGTCTTCAACCATGTTCAGTCCTACTGTGGCGGCGATGACGTCTCCACCATCGACCCGATTCAGCCGGGGCAGTTTGTCCTCAGCTGCGTTGATGTCGGCCTACCTGATCAGGCGGGCGTGATCCAGTTCGGTGAGGCCGGCCGAGGGTTCCAGATCGAGGTCCCCGCAGCCCAGTAGTGCAAGCGAGGTGAGGGCTCATGGTTGACACCGGTGGAGCCCAACGTCACCCCGCCGACACTGAACGACTGCACACCTACTGGACCAAGGATCCCCGAGGTCTAGCGAAGTGGGCCGACACCAACGAACCATGGACGCGCCTGTTCCACGAGCTCTCACGCTTCATGCCACCCGACAAGGCCAAGCGCACCGCGGCCAACTGGTTCCATGACGTCTTCCACTTCTGGCCAGGGTCAGACCTGAACAGGGTCACCCATGGCCATCCTCCGCGTGGCAAGGTCATCGGGCCTGGCTGATGGCCAACCGCAACACGACGATCCGTGATCGTCACCGCGCTGCGATCAAGCGCGGTCGCCCACCGTGCGGGCTCTGTGGTGAACCGATCGACTACGACGAGCCGAACAGGCTCCCCGACGGCAAGCTCAATCCCAAGTACTTCGTCGTCGACCACATCATCGCGTTGGGACCCGACCCGAGCCCCGAGCGCATGAAGGCACTCGACGTCATCTCGAACAAACAAGCCGCACACCGCGACTGCAACCGCAAGAAGTCCGACAAAGAGATCGCCCCAGTCATGAAGCGATCCGGCGGCCTCAACCGCTAGATCCGACACCGATTCGAGCGACCGGGGGCCGGAACCCCTCCCCGCCCCCGCCGCCGCCGTTCCCCGCACTGGCGGGATCTCCCTCTGGCGTTTTCCACATCCACAGGAGGTGGGGTCATGGCACGCAAGGCCCCCCACATCCAGGTTGTGAAGTCAGACGATCTGTCAGTGAACCCGGCTGATGCGCAGGCCGAGGTCAAGTCGGTCACGCAGGCAGCCTCGAGCGGGACGCACCGCGAGTTGCTGGTTGCCATGCGGGATCGGATCGCGCGCGCGGTCGAGGACGACAAGTGTCCGCCGCGCGACCTCGCCTCTCTTTCGCGCCGGCTGCATGAGATCGCGAAGGAGATCGAGGTCATCGATCTGACCGACGGCGATCCGGAGGTGGCCGGCAGTGGCGCGGACGTCGACGACGAAGACTTCGACGAAGCCGCCATCTAGCCCGCTGCTCTCGGAGGCTGCCCGGCATCTCGTCTACCCGAAGATCACCAAGTCGGGTTGGCCACGGATCAAGCGCCGCCTCGCTGACATGGCGGTCGAGTTTGACCCGTGGCAAGAGGGAGCCTCGCGCCTGGTCCTCGGCAAGGACAAGAACGACCGCTATGTCGCCACGGTTGGCGGCGTGGTCTGGTCGATACCTCGCCAGGTGGGCAAGACCTTCACGGTCGGCTCGCTGATCATCGCGATCTGCATCGAGTTTCCCGGCACGAAGGTGTTGTGGACGGCGCACCGGACGAAGACTGCGACCGACGCGTTCCGCTCGATGCAGGGCATGGTCAAGCGCAAGCGGGTCAAACCGCACCTCGCGCCCACTCGTACCGATGGCATCAAGGCGGGGCACTCGGATCAGGAGATCGCGTTCCGCAACGGGTCGATGATCATGTTCGGTGCTCGCGAGCAGGGCTTCGGCCGCGGGTTCACGAACATCGACATCGAGGTCTTCGACGAAGCGCAGATCCTCGGCACCAAGGCGCTCGAGGACATGGTCGCCGCGACAAACCAGTCGCTCCACCCCCATGGTGCGTTGCTGTTCTACCTCGGCACACCGCCGCGGCCCGAGGACCCGAGCGAGGCATTCTCCGAGAAGCGCGCCAAGGCACTCGGCGGCAAGTCGACGAACCTCATCTACATCGAGTTCTCAGCCGACCCGGACTCCGACCCGGACGACGAGTTGCAGTGGCCGATCATGAACCCGTCGTATCCGAAGCGGACGCCGCGAGAGTCGTTGCAGCGCCTCCGCGAGAACCTTCCGGGCGACGACTCATGGAACCGCGAGGGTCGCGGCATCTGGGACCCGGTCGCAGGCAAGGGCGTCATCCCGGCACCGTCATGGAAGACCCAAGGTCAAGAAGAGCTCGCCGACCTGCCAGCCATCGTCGGAAGTCAGGCGATCGGCATCGAAGTGGGCCCCGACCTCGCATGGGCGTCGGTCGCATGGTCGGGTCAGCGCACTGATGCCGGCTGGCACCTCGAGCTCGACGACGACCAGCACACTCGCGGCCGCGGAGTCGCATGGCTCTCCCCGCACATCGAGAACCTCGCGAAGAAGAACCCCGGCTGGCCGATCATCGGCGATGTTGGCGGACCCTTGAAGGCGCTCCTCGAAGAGGTCAAGTCCAAGAGCGGTATCCGCTACTTCCTCAAGCGAGCGGACGGCACTCGCGGCGTCGAGATCACGCCCTTGAAGGTCGCCGAGATCGGCGCCGGCTGCGCCTCACTGCTCAGCGGCATTGTCGACGGCTCGGTGTGGCACATCGCGCAGCCCCAGCTCACAGCAGCCGCGCTTGCGGCCGGCAAACGGCCTCTGGGCGACACAGGCATGTGGACCTGGTCGCGCAAGACAGCCGAGTCCGACATCACGCCGATCCAGGCAGCGACCTACGCGCTGATCGGCGCGCAGGCGGGCCAGTCCCGCAAACCCAAGACCGCAGTTCCGGTCCGAGTCCGGTAGGAGGTGGCGCCGAGTGGCCATCGACATCTCAGAGCCGCGCTCTCCGGGCTGGTGGATGAACCGTCTCGCCAAGGCGCTCCAGGCTGATCAGAAGCGGTTCGACGTTCTGCAGGCGCACTACGAGGGCCGACCGCCGCTGGCGTGGGGTTCGGAGAAGACCCAGTCTCGGTTCTACCGCTTCCAGCAGACCTCGCGCACCAACTTCGCCGCGCTCATCGTCCAGGCGATGAGCGAGCGCATCGGACTTCGCTCCATCACCACCGCGATTGAAGCCGACGCCGATGGCGACAAGGAAGCATGGCGGTTGGTCACGGCGAACGACCTCGATATCCACTTCCCCGAAGCCGCACGTCTCGCATGCAGATTCGGGCGCGCCTACCTGCTCGCACAGTCGCCTGACATCGACGAGAAGTACTCGGTGATCACCGCCGAGGACCCACGCCAGATGATCGTCGAGCGCGACCCAGCCAACCCGCGCCGCGTGCGGGCAGCGCTCAAGCTGTTCCACGACGACACCTACGGCCTCGACGTCGCCATCCTCTGGCTGCCGGGCGAGAAGTGGGTCGCCACACGCGAGCGCAAGGCGCCGGCTCCACAACGTAGCGCCGGCATCCTCGGCATCGAGAACCTCCCCGCCGTCTCGTTCAACGCCCGCTCCTTCGCTATGCGCGATGAGCTCCCCGACGACGCGAGCGACGATGTCGACCCGTACTGGTCAGAGACCTACGAGTCGAAGACGGTGCCGGTCCGGCAGCTCGACAACCGCGACGGCGTCGGCGAGTACGAACTCCATCTCGACCTACTCGACCGGATCAATCACCTCAGCTTCATGCTCATGGTGATCGTGACGCTCCAGGCCTTCCGGCAACGCGGACTCAAGCAGAGCGCTGACCCAGCCGCCGCACAGATGTCCGATCGGGACGAAGACGGCAAGGTCATCGACTACAACGAGCTCTTCGAGTCGGGCCCAGATTCACTGTGGCTGCTGCCTCCCGGGGTCGAAGTATGGGAGTCCGCACAGGTGAGCATTGAGGGCTTACTGAACGCGATCAAGGCGGACCTACTCAAGCTCAGCGCGGTCACCCGCACGCCGATGAGCATGTTCACCCCGGACGCTGCCAGCCAGTCGGCCGAGGGTGCGGCACTCATGCGCGAGGGGCTGATCTTCAAGGTCGAGGAGTTCCTCCGGGCAGCTGGCCGGGCTCTGGCTGCGATCGTCGCTGTCGGATTCGAGTACATGGGCGACGAGCAGCGCTCCGATGCAGCCGAGATCGAGGTCCGGTTCCTTCCTGCAGAGCGGTATTCGCTGTTCGAGAAGGGCCAGGCGACTAGCCAGTCGAAGGACGTTCTTCCCTTCGAGATGATCCTCGAGAAGATCTGGCAGCTCTCACCGTCGGAGATCGCGACTGCGAAGACTCAGCGCTCGGATGATGCGACCCAGAAGGTGATCGCCGCGGCAATGGCGGCGGCCAAGGGGGCCAGCAGTGGCGACGCCGGCGCCGCAGCCGCCTGAGGTACCCAGCGGCCTCATCGTCCCGCTGGCTCTCGTCGATGTGCAGGGCCAGACGCGCGAGGCCGCTGCGTCGAACCTGATCGCACAGATCCGGGCGCTGCTCATCAACTTCAGCGGCTGGTACGACGACCTTGCTGTTCGACGTCTCTCTCGCGAGATCTCTGGACTGGTTGCGTCAACGCAGCGGGCTGTGGCCAGCCATGAGAACGCCTATCTCACGAACCTCATCTCAGAGCAGACCGGACGTCTCGTCCGTCCTGCCGGCGATATCGGCGCCGAGATCGTTCGGGGGCTTCGCCAAGGCGTCGATCCGGAAGGGGTCTACCAGCGCCTGGCGGTCACGTTCCGATACGGAGTCAGCCGAGGTCTCAGTGAGCCCGAGGCGCTCAGGCGCGTCGACACTCGCGCCGAGGTCATGTCTCAGATGGACACTGCGCTCGCCGCGCGCGCTCAGGCGGCGAAGACCCTGCAGGCAACTGACCTTGCTGTCGGGTATCGCCGGGTGATTCACCCCGAGCTCACCAAGGGCGGCACCTGCGGGATGTGCATCGTCGCCTCTGACCGGATCTACCGGAAGCGTGACCTGCTCCCGTTGCACGATCGCTGTCAGTGCGACATTGCCCCCATCCTTCGCGGGGGCAAGGACCCCGGGTCGAGTCTGAACAATCTCGACCTGGGCCGGCTCTATGAAGATGCGGGCGGAAGCAGCTACGCCGCGCTCGTCGAGACCCGGTATCAGGTCGACCAGCATGGCGAACTCGGTCCAGTTCTAACCCCTGAGCCCAGCACCGCGAACCCGGACCCGGAGCCGGATCCGGAGCCGAGATCTACTGGTGGGTCTGCCGCCCCACCCAGGAAACCGCCTCGATCCGGCGGCGGCAATGATGGGGGCGGCGACGAGCCGCCGCACGGCCCGGAGCCCGAGGATCCGAATTCTCCCGAAGGCAGGGCGTACTGGGGCCGCAGGCGAGACGCGCTCGGGATCGGCTACCCCGCCAACGAGATCGACCAGATCAGGCCGGCCGAGATCAAGAGTGTCGAACGCCTTCAGGCGCGCGGCGGACACCTGGACTACATCCCCCGCGACCGAAGCACGGGAAAGCCGACGAACGACTATCTCTGGACGCCTCGCGGCGCATCGGCACCCATGGCTATCGAGATCAAGTCGATCGAGGACGCCACCACCCTGCGCCCAGGCACGTTCCCGGGCCGCATCATCAAGGCGGTCGCGAAGTCAGCTGTGCATGGCGAGGAATACCGGAAACGGAACTTTGTCCTCGATGCCGGCGACCGTCTGGTCACTGCTGACATTCGCCGAGCACTCCGCCGCTTCAACCTGGACAACCCGAACGTCGCCATCGAACGCCTCTGGCTGCTCTCCCGCGGCAGCCTCGAGGAAATCCACCTCGAGACGTAACGAACCGGGCGCACTACCCAGAAAAAGGGGGGCGACCCGGTTCGCCATCAAGGCTACCTCGACGGCGCGCCAAGTGCCACCAGATCTACCCGCGAACCGTCGCGGGGATGCCCCGACATGGGGTACCGACCCGACAGGGGAAACCATGAAGAACGCAGAACTCACATCCGGCCTCAATCCCTCTGACGCCGCGTGGCTCACCGAGACCTTCGCCCGCAACCGCGACCGCTTTGGTGGCTGGCGAATGGACGGATCCGGTGAAGGTGGAGCAGGCGGAGAAGGTGGCCATTCCGGCACAGGCGAGGAGAGTGCTGGCGGCTCTGATGGCGACAAGGGATATCCGTCCGACACGCCCGTGGCCGAGATGACCGCCGACCAGCGCGCCGCCTACTGGGAGCACCATTCCAAGAAGCACGAGAGCATGCTCAAGGCCGAACGCCGAGAGCGGGGCAACATCACCGCCGACGAACTCAAGGCCCTGCGCGAGAAGGCCAAGCGCGCCGACGACCTCGACTACGAGCTCGGCAGCGACAAGGACAAGGCCGTCGCTGACGCCCGCAAGCAAGCCACGGACGAGACCCGGGGAGAGTTTGTCCCCAAGCTTGTCCAAGCCGAGTTCCGCGCCGCCAATGCCGGACGACTCGACGCGGATCAACTCACCGCCCTCATCGAGGACCTCGATCTGTCGAAGTTCGTTCTCGACACCGGTGAGGTCGACGTCGATCGCATCGCGGAGAAGATCGACGCTCTCGCGCCTGCCGCTGACGACACCCACGAGGGCAAGGAGACCCGCCGCCGCGGACCTTCCCCGACGGGCTCCGGAAATCGCGGCGGCGGCGCCAAGCCGTCACTCGACAGTGGCCGCGACGCCTACGCCCGCCGCCACGGCAAGACCGCCTGACCTGCGCCCTCACGCGCACCGGCCCGACAGGGCAACCAGCACAACCCAGCCCGGCATGGGCACACGGCCGCAGACCGGCCGCCCACCCAACCCCAAGTGACCTCAAGGAGAAGTCATGGATCTGACGCCGAACCGCGTCACCGAGGGGCGCGACGACCAGTCGTGGCTGGGTTCCGCGCACGGAACCAACAGCGCTCAGTCCGTCACGCTCAAGGTGTCCGCCTTCACGAAGGTGACCCACTACCCGAACGGGTACTTCCCCTCCGGCCTCCCGCTGGGCAAGTACACCTCCGGCCCGAACTCGGGCCTCTATGGCCCATACACCGACGGCGCCACCGACGGTACGCAGAACCTCGCAGGGTTTCTGTTCACCGCCACTGCGGCTCCCCGCGACGGCGCCTCGAACGTCACCGGAGCACTGCTCGACCACGGCCGCGTGATCGTCGCCCGACTGCCGATCGCTGTTGACAGCGACGCGCAGGCCACCAACCCGCACTTCGTCTACGCCTGAGAGGGGTGAGCTGACAGATGCTGCTCAACAACGACTACATCTACCCCGTCGAGCTGACCGGGTATGTCCGCGACGCCCTCGCGGACATGGAGCTGAACAAGTTCAAGCTCAACCAGTGGCTCCCCAGTGAACCGGTCGACGACATCGTCTACCGAATGCTCGCAGGCGGAACCGGACTGACCGAGGCCGGCTCGTTCCGCACCTGGGACGCCGAATCGAAGATCGGTCGCACCCAGCCGCTGAACCGGCTGATCGGCGAGCTTCCCCCGATCTCGCAGAAGATCCGGATGTCGGAGTACGACCGGATCCGCGCGCGCAAGATCACCGACGAGAAGGTCCGCGACCAGATCTACAACGACGCCGACACCGTGACCGACCAGGTCGCGGCCCGCATCGAGGTCGCTCGCGGCGAGGCGCTGACCTTCGGCACCGTCACCCTCGGCGAGGCTGGCGGACTGGTCGTCGACTACGGGCGGAGCGGGGCCCACTCGGTCACCGCCGCGACGCTCTGGACCGCGACCAACGCCGACCCGCTCGTCGACCTGATGGCATGGCGCGACGTCTATGTCGCAACCAACGGCGTCGAGCCGGGCGCGATGCTCGGCGGGCGCCGCGTGTGGAACCTGCTGCTGCGCAACCAGGCAGTCCGCAACCAAGTGTTCCCGGGCGCGAACCAGCCCTCGGTCGTCACCCAGGCCGGCCTCAACGAGATGCTGGCTGCGCAGGGTCTCCCGCCCTACACGCAGTACCAGGCGCAGGTGCTCGTCAACGGGTCCGCTCAGCGGATCATCCCCGACGACGTGATCCTGTTCCTGCCGGCACCGGTGGATCCGAACTCCAAGTCCGAGCTCGGCGCCACCCTGTGGGGCCCGACCTCGGAGTCCTTCGAGCCGGAGTACGGCGTCGAGGGCGACGAGGCCGGCATCGTCGCCGGCGTCTACAAGGAGGACGACCCGGTCTCGCTGTGGACCAAGGCGGCTGCTGTGTCGCTGCCGGTCATGGCGAACCCGAACCTGTCCTTCAAGGCGAAGGTCGCCTGATGGCCACCCGGAAGGCCGACAAGTCGACCCGCACCGTCGCGCACTACGTGCACGGCCACATCGTCGACTCCGAGGGCAACGTCATCGACACAGTCGCCCTCAAGCCGGGCGACGAGGTTCCCGACGGGGTCATCGTCGGCGAGCACTGCTTTGAGCAGGCCGACGACGACAACACGGGAACCGACGCCCCGGCCGGCGCCGAGTAGGCACCGATCATGTGGCCGCAGAAGGAGCGAGAGCAATGAGCACAGGACAGACGCGCCTAGCCGTCAGCAGTGACCTGATCGCCCTTGCTCCTTCTGCGGCCCAGTTCGGCGAAGACCGGATCACCGCACTCCTGGCCAAGGCGTCGGCTCGACTGCGGCAACGACTGCCATCGGTCGACGATCGCATCGAGTGCTTCGAGACCGATCCCGACGACCCGCGCGGCCTGGACCCGGTCCTTGTCGCCGATGTGGTCGCCACCGCCGTCAAGCGTTTCCTCGACAACCCGACCGGAGCAACCAACACCAGCGAGACGGCCGGACCATTCAGCAAGTCCACCGGATTCGCGCTGCGAGGCGACAAGGACATCCGCGGCGAGATCGTGATCACCGACGACGATCTCAAGGCGCTCAAGGTCGCCCAGCTCCGGCCGATGATGGGCACCGCACGGACCCGACCTCGTCTCGCGCGCTGGCCCTACGGCGATGCCGGAAACCCCGCGCTGGCCAACTCGCCCTATCCCGCGGACTCGCTACTCCTCGGTGAAGGATTGAGCGACCCGGCAGGAGAGTTTGGACCGATCATCTGCCATAACCCGGCGGACTAGCCGTGTTCGAGTACGGATTCACCGCCACTGTGAAGCGGCCGGCTGGCCAGGACCGGTTCGGCAATCCGCTTCCACCCGTTCCGCCGTGGTCGATCGACGGCTGTGGGGCGGCACCTGCGGGCAGCAGCGAGCTCGTCCACGGCCAGACCGTCACCATCGACCAGGACACGCTCTACGCCCCGATCGATGCCGTCATCGAGTCAACCGACCTCATCGAGATCCCAGCGGGTCAGGTCATCTCTGCTGGCGTCTACCAAGTGCTCGGAAACCCGCAGCGCTGGCGCAACCCCCTCACTGGCACGGCGTTCGGCTGCCTCATCCGCATCGAGCGCGTCTCCTGACTCGAACACTTGGAGGTTCTGCGATGCCTGGTCCTGACGAGGTCACCCGCTACCAGCCTGATCACCGCGGCACCGGCGAGCTGATGCGCGGCAGCGAGATGCAGGGAGCCGTGTACTTGGCGGCCTTCCACGCGATCCCCTACGCACAGCAGATCTCGCCGGACGCGCCGCCCTACGGCGAGGGCTACATCTCCAGCTTCGAGGTACGCCGCGCAGAGCCCGAGAAGATCGCCGGCACCCGCCGCGCCACCGTGCACTTGGTCAACGAGTCCGGCCACGCGACGATCGTCGAACTCGGCACCAGCAAGCAGCGAGGCCACCACGTTCTTTCGCGGACCGCAGACATGATCTCTGGGATCATCTGAGGCCGCCGTGACGACCCCACGCCGGTATAGCGATGTTGAGGCCGGGCTGCTGATCTGGCTCAAGGACTTCGGCTACTGCACCACGTGGACACCGCCCGGCCTGCCCCAGCTCCTCGCCGAACTGGACCAGCAGGGCGAGCAGGGCACGGTGTTGCGGATCCACCGCATCGGCGGCCCCGCCGATACGCCGACGATCAGCGTCCAGAACTTCAACCTGCGTGACTCCGGCAATCCTCGTGCCGGTGTCCTTCGTGCCCTCGACATTGAGGCACACATGAGCGCGATCGGCGACAACGCGCTCCCCCTTGATCTGCCGTCCGAGTGGGGCGGCGGGAAAGTGCGGCTGGACTCGGCCGAGATGACGTCGGGTCCTGTCGAGCTCCCCTGGCCAGACCCGGCGGTCTCGCTAGTCGAGTGCATCTACACCGTCAGCACCAGGCGCTAAAGCCACCGCTGGCCCCACCCCTGCACACCTGATTCACCCCTGAAAGGAAGTCACCATGCCTACCTTCGGCGACCTCGTGACGCACAAGGACGAGCTGTGGCGCAAGGCGCTCGGCATCGTCATCGCCATCGCTCCCATGAGCGTGGATCCGGTCACCTCGATCATCGACACCGACGGCACTCTCAAGGCCCTCCCGACCGGCTGGCACCAGCTCGGCCGCCTGAGCGAGGACGGCGCCACCTGGCCGCGGGAGACCGACGTTTCCGAGCTCTTCGGCAACGGCTCCACCGGCCCAGGCCGCTCCGACATCCGCCGCTCCACCAAGCGGGGACAGCTCACCCTGCTCGAGAGCAAGCGCCGGGTCCTCGAGCTCGTCCAGGGCATCGACCTGTCCACGGTCACGGCTGCCGCGACCACCGGCAAGGAGGTCACCTGGGACGAGCCGGAGATCCCGACGTACCCGTACATGCGGATGCTCGCGATCGCCCGCGACATCACCGACGGCGGCGAGATGTACATCGGCCGACAGTTCCTGCGGACCAAGGTCACCGACGTCGGTGACGAGACGTGGTCGGACCAGGACCAGACCATGTCCAGCCCGCTCACCTTCACCGCCTACCACGACACCACCGCCGGCACCGCGGTGCGGCACTTCCGTGGTGGCGTCGGCTTCGCCGAGATCGTCGAGGCCGAAGAGTGGACGGTCACTCCCTGATGAGCTCGCCACGTGAGGTCGTGACCCTCCGCAAGGAGGGTCACGACCTCTACCAGACGTCCAACCCGACCACGATCACCCAGCTGATCTCCCAGGGCTGGGCACGCGACAGCACGGTGCCGGCCAGTGACAAGCCCACCGATGAGGCCAGCGACAAGCCCTCCAGCACGATCGACGACCCGGCTGCAGACTCGACGTCGGTCATCCCGGATCCCGCCCCGGACCTCACCGACGACAAGACCACCGACGAGAACGCCGACGCCGGTTCGGCCAAGCACAAGGAGCGGAACCGAGCATGAGCAACGCCAAGAAGCCGGCCAAGAAGACCTTCGACCTCGCGCGCTACCGCGCTGAGGCCATGGGAGAGCCCTTCCCGCTCCGCGTCGACGACGACACGGTGATCGAGATCCCGCGCCCCACCGGCGACGTGATCCTGGCCGCCGAACAGGTCACCTCGAGCACCGAGCTGCTCAAGCTCCTGTGCGGCGACCAGTACGACGCCTTCATGGACGTCGTCGGGAAGGAGGACTTCGCGGTCCTCCAGGCGATCTCTGAGGACATGCGCGAGCACTTCGGAATGACGGGGGAATAGCCCGCCTCACGCGTCTCCTCGAATGCTACGGAGACCACATCGAGGCGGACCTCCGCTGGCGCGGGGTCGACATGCTCGACCTGTGGCGAGGCCGCATGTCGCCCCGCGCCCTGCTCAACCTGATCGATCACCTGCCCCGCAACAGCGCCTTCCGCGAGGCCATTGCTGACGACGAGGACATTGCTCGCCTGCACCTGGCCACTGCGACCGATGACGATGCCAGCGGATCCGGCGCACCGGCCGGGCCGCCGCTGAGTGAGTACAGCCCCGAAGTAGCGGCCCTGGCTCACATCGCCGACCGGCTCGCCTCACTCATCGTCGCGACCTACGAGGTGCAGGGCCGCAAGCCGCCCAAGTTCCAGCCCTACCCGCGGCCCGTCACCGCGATCGACCGGGTCAAGGCCGAGCTGCGCGAGTCCATCCAGACCTCGCTCGAGGCCCAGCTCTTCGGCTCCTGAACCGCACGCCCCCTGATGCGCGTGCTCGACAACTTCATCTGATTCATCTGACTTGCCTGGAGGTGGCATGCCGTACCGCGCCGGAACCGCCTTCGTACCCGTGGTGCCTTCACTGCGCGGCTTCCAGACGAAGATTGCCGCCGAGGCCAAGACGATCCGGCCGATCAAAGTCCCGGTCGAGTACGACACCCGCCGGCCGATCGTCCCGCGAGTGATCCCTCCGGTCCGGGTGCCGGTCGAGGCTGACACGGGCCGGTTCGACCGCGAGGTCCGCACCAAGATCCACGAGGCCATCGCCGCGATCCCGCGAGTGGTCGTCGACGCCGACACCGACCCGGCCACGCGCCGGATCCAGCTCCTGCGTGCCCAGCTGGAGACCCTGGCCGATAAGCGCATCGGGGTCGACATCAGCGCCGAGGAGGCGATGACGAAGCTCGGCCTGATCCGCGCTGAGCTCGACCGTCTCGGATCGCGTTCGGCCAACGTCCAGGTCCGCGCCGACACGGGTGCCGCTGCCGCTGAGCTCGCCGCTGTCGAAACGCTGGTGGACCGCATCGACGGCCGTCGCGCCAAGGTCAAGGTCGACGTCGACACCAGCGCACTTGGTGCGCTCGGGTCGCTGGGGTCCGGGAGCTTCGGCGGATGGGGAGCTGGCCTGACCGCCGCACTCCCGGTGGCCGCCCCGATTCTCGGCGCCCTCGGCGCCGGCGCTGCGGGCGGGTCGGCACTCTTCGGTGGACTGGCGGCCGGTGGCATCGGTGGCGGCGCGCTGATCCTGAGCCAGTTGAAGTCGGCCCTGGACATCCGGAAGAACCTCAAGACCGCCACCACGGCCGAGGCGGCGGCGGTCGCTGGCCTCCGGTCGGCGCAGTACAGCCTGAACAGCGCGGTCGCGGCCGAAGCCAACGCTCGGATCCAGGCTGGCCGGGCGATTGCCGATGCCCAACGAGCTCTCGGCGATGCCCGCCGCAACGCACACCGGTCGATCACTGACGCCGAAGCCCAGCTCGCCGACTCCGAGACGCGTGTGCGTGAGGCGATGACCGCCGTCCACAAGGCCCGCGTCCAGGCTCGCCGCGATCTGGTCGACCTCACGGCCGAGGTGAAGCGCAACGCCACCACCGTGGCCGCGCTGACCCTCAACGCCCAAGACGCGCAGATCAACCTGCAGCGCGTCCAGGACAACATCTTCTCCACCGCCGAGGACATCAGCCGCGCGACCGTCCAGGCCGCCGCAGCACAGCAGGATCTGGCCGACGCACAGACCAAGCAGAAGCGAGACCAGGCCGACCTCAACAAGGTCCAGCGCGACGGCATCGACTCCACCGACGGGGTCAAGACGGCCCAGAAGGCACTCACCGCCGCTCGCAAGGAAGAGGCCCGCGCTGCCGTCCAGCTCGCGCGGGCCCAGGCCGACGCCGCCCGGTCGATCGCCACCGCTGAACGCAACCTCGGACGTGCCCGCGCTGACGCCGCCCGGTCGATCGCCCAGGCCCAGGCCCAGGTCGCGCAGGCCTCCGCCGCGCTGGCCGATGCCCAAACCAAGGCCAATGCCGCCCAGGCCGCTCAGCTCAAGCTGCTCAACCAGCTCACGCCCGGCCAGAAGCGTGTTCTCGCCGGGGTCGACGCGCTGCGCAAGGCGTGGCACCAGACGATGCTGGTGCTCGACAAGCCGATCACCGGTGCCACCCTCGGCGGACTGCGGCTGATCCGTCTCGCGCTGGCCGGCCTGGTCGCCTTCATCCGGCCGGTACTCGGCGGGATCACGGCCATGGAGAAGATCCTCGGCCGCTTCCTGGCCGGCGGCTTCGCGAAGAAGTTCGCCGCCGACTTCGGCGTCTTCACCGGATCGGTGATGCGCGACGCCGGTCGCGGCATCCGTGACTTCCTGCACGGCTCCATGGACCTGCTGCGGGAGTTCTTCCCGATGGCCAAGTCCATGTCGAAGTCTCTGGCCGGCCTGATGCATTCCTTCCGGAACTGGGCGGCCGACCCCGCCACCCACACCGGGATCAAGGCCTTCACCGCCTGGGCACGCCGTGAGGGCCCCGTCGTACTGCGATTCTTCGGCAGCCTCATCACCGCGCTGGTCAACATCGGCCGCGCGGTCGCACCCTTCGGCGAACTCGTACTCCAGGGGCTGGTCACCGGGCTGCAGACCATCAGCAAGATGGACCCCCGCCTACTCGCCGGGATCGCGGCCGGGATTGGCGCGATCATCCTCGCCGCAGGCGGTGGAGGCTTCGGCGCGGTCATGGCCGGCGTCTCCCTCCTCGGCGCGGGGCTCACTCAGGCCGCCAAGTCCTCGAAGACCTTCCGTGACGCGCTCACCAGCCTCGGCAAGGTCGGCAAGCAGGTCTTCGGCTGGCTCGTCGACAAGGGCACCGAGCTGTGGAAGAACACCCTCAAGCCCGGACTGCTCGACATCGTGAAGATCTTCCGACGCGACTTCCTGCCCGCATGGAAGGCGTTCTGGCCGATCCTGCGACCCATCGTCGGGTTCCTCGCCAACACGTTCTTCTCCGCCCTCAAGGGCGCCATCGGTGGCATCCTCGACGTCATCTCCGGCGTGCTCGAGGCGCTCTCGGGCCTGATGAACTTCGTCACTGGCGTCTTCACCCTCAACTGGTCGCGCGCCTGGACCGGCATCAAGCAGATCTTCGGCGGCCTGTGGCGCGGCATTTGGGGCCTGGTCAAGACCTGGTTCAACGTCGGCATCCTCAAGCTCTTCGGAGCCGGATGGCTCGCGATCCGGGGACTCTTCCGCTCCGGCGGCACGATCCTGCGCGCCCTGTGGCGAGGCCTGATGTCCGGCCTCCGCGCCACCGGTCAGACGCTGTGGCGCGGGATCGTAGGTCTCCTCCGATCCGGGTGGGACCTGCTCACCGGACTCTTCCGCAGCGCCGGCCGGATCCTCAGCACCACCTGGACCGGACTATGGAACGGCCTGCGCACCACCGCGCGCACCGTCTTCGCCGCGATCCGGGACCGCATCTCGACGATCCTCGACGCGATCAAGACCGCCTTCCAGACTGCCGTCGACGGCATCACGACGGTCTGGAACGGACTCAAGGCCGCCGCCCGCGCGCCGGTCAAGTTCTTCGTGAACACGATCTACGGCAAGGGCATCTATCCCGTCGTCAACGCCATTCCCGGATTGAGGGGAAAGCTGCCCGACCCGAACAGCTTCCACTTCGCCTCAGGCGGTGTTCTCCCCGGCTACACGCCTGGCCGCGACGTGCACATGTTCTACTCGCGCACGGGTGGTTCGCTGGCGCTCTCTGGTGGCGAGTCGATCATGGTGCCGGAGTGGACGCGCCAGATGGGTGGCCCGCGTGCGATCGCGGCGATGAACAAGGCCGCCCGAGCTGGGCGGCTGCGTCAGTCCGGTGACGTGGGTGCCTTCGCTTCCGGTGGCGCGATCGACCCGAAGCGCCTCGCTGCCGCGACGACCTTCGCCAAGGCCCAGGCCGGAAAGCCCTACATCTGGGGCAGTTCGGGTCCGGCCGGGTTCGACTGCTCCGGGTTCATGAGCGCGATCACGAACGTGCTGCGCGGGGTCGCTGCCCCGTTCCAGCGAGTCGGTGCCACCAGCAACTTCCCCTGGGCAGGGTTCAAGCCCGGTGTCGGCGAGTTCACGATCGGGTCCACGGCGCGCTATCCGGGCTCGAGCGTGGGTCACATGGCCGGCACGCTGGCCGGGATGAACGTCGAGTCCCGAGGCGGGACCGGCGTACTGACCGGCAAGGCAGCGCGCGGCTACAACGACCCTGGCTTCAACGTCATCGGGCACCTCGGTGCCTCCGGCGCGAAGGCTGCATCCGGTGGCGGTGGGCTCCTCGGCGCAGTCAAGGCTGTGCTGGGCTTCGCCAAGAGCGTCCCAGGCTGGATTGGCCATCTCTTCAACATGGATGGCTGGGGCCCGTGGATGGGCTCGATGGCCAAGTCAGTCACTGGGGACTTCCTTGGCTGGGCGCGCAAGAAGGCCCACATCCCGAGCATCCACCTGCCGTCGCTGTCCTCGCTGGACCCGCGGAAGCTGTTCGACAACGGCGGCTGGCTGCTCCCTGGCGCGACGACCGCGGTGAACAAGACCGGGCAGCCCGAGGCGATCCTGACCGCCGACCAGTGGCGCGACATCCGCTCCTACCTGCCCATCGCCCCGCCTGCCGGCACCGGTACGGCGCCTGTCGCGGGGTCGAACTCTTCGTCGTCGACCTTCAACATCTTCGACGTCGACGGGAAGTTCATCGGCGCCCTGAAGGGGATCGCCGCCCAACAGGCGGCCGGACACAGCTCGTGGTCGGCCGCGATGGCCGGCGCAGGCATGGCCGGGTGAGTCCGCGGATGAGGGAGGCGATCAGCCAGTGAGTGTGACCAGCACGGTGCGGGCCGGGCAGGACGCCTGGATCGAGGCCGCCCACCCAGCCCAGAACCACGGCAAGACGACCTACCTGACCGCCGCCGGTGTTGGGTCGGCCGTCGCGCTGGTGTACCTGAAGAACCCGGCACCCAAGGGCACGCGCGTGATCAGCGGGAAGCTGCGGCTGCACGCGAAGACCGCGATCCCTTCGGGAACGGTCATCTACCGGCAACCGCTGAAGACGTGGAAGCAGGCGCAGGTCACGTGGAACAAGCCGCCGGCCACCGCTGCCGGTGCCGCGTCGATCACGGTCGGGACCACGATCCCCGCCGGCGGGTGGCTCGAACTTGATGTGACCACCACGCTGCAGTCGATGGTCAATGGCCAGGCCAACTACGGGTGGCGGATCTACACCGGCGGCGCGACGAAGGTCCAGTTCTATGCCTTCGACTCCGGCAAGGGGTCACAGCTCGTGGCGACCTACGCTTACCGGCCCTCGAAGCCGACGAATCTGACGCCGAACGGTACCTACATCACGACCGCGGCGCCGACTGTGAGCTGGGGTGCCTCCGACTCTTCTGGGAAGGCGCATCTGGCGAAGATCCAGGTGCAGGTCGATCCGACCGGGAGCTCGTCGCCGGCGTGGGACTCGGGCCTGATCGTGTCCTCGGTGCCGGAGATGAGCCTCCTGACGCAGGGGTATCCGGGTCTGGCCAGCGGCGCATCGACGAAGTGGCGTTGCCTCTACGTCGGTCCCGACGGTGACAGCTCCGGCTGGTCGGACTGGGCCACGATCACGCGCGCCGCGCTGCCGACCGTCACGATCACCTCACCCGGTGATGCACCCAACGACTTCGTGACCGCCCTGCCGCCGACGGTCACCTGGACCTCGACTGGCCAGGCGCGCTGGCAGGTGCTGTTCTCGCTCGCATCGAACCGGAACAAGATCCTGTGGGACTCCGGCATCCGCACCGGAACCGATCAGGCCCTGACGCCCCCGGCTGGCGTGATCACCGACTCCAGCCTGCGCTACACCGTCGAGGTCCGTGTCTTCGACGCGCTCCAGCGCGCGGCCTCCGCCGGCGAGTCCGCCTACGGCTCGGACACCGCGGACTTCGGATTCGCCTACGACGCGACCGTGCCGCCCGTCACCGCACTGACCGTCTCGCAGCCCACCGGCACGAGCCTGCCCGTCGTCGACCTCCAATTCACCCGGGCCACCGCACCGGACTCGTTCAGCATCGAACGCAACGGACACCTGGTGGAGCTCGGCCTCGACCCGGCGGTGCTGCAGGTCTCGGCCGGCACCTACCAGTGGCGCGACTGGACCGCCCCACCGAACACCGACCTGGTGTACCGGATCGTGCCCGTGGTCGGCGCCAAGTCCGCGGCCACCGGCCCCACCGAGACGATCCGGATCCGCACCGACGGCACCTGGATCGTGGACCCGACCAGCGGCGAGTACTTCAACGTCTTCGACGAGGACGTGTCCGGACTCTCCTACCCCGAGGACTCCGAAGAGACCCCGGTGAAGGGCACCGCGATCACCCGCAAGATCTCCTCCATGCGCGGCCTCGAAGGGCCGATCACGGGCCGCCTCGGCCAGTCCGAGTACGACCCACGCACCACACCCGACCAGCTCGCCGACGTGTGGTCGATCAAGGGCCTGCCCTACTTCGGCGGCCGGCGCCTGATCGTCAACGACCTGAACGTCCCGGTGTTCGTAGGGAAGATCGGCGCGACCCCGTCCTCGCAGTGGATGCCCCACATCCCCCTGTACGACATGACCTTCTACGTCTGGCAGAACGGCGAACTGCCCTACGAGGTCGTGATCTGAGTGCAGACCATGGGCCTGACCTCCGACGAGCTCGCCGAGTACGCAAGGGCTCTGGAATCACACGCCGCCGTGCGGGTCGACATCGGCGTGCTCGACCTGGACCGCAACCCAGTCTCGACCCTGGACGCCACCGGGGTCCGGGGTGCCGTGTACGTCGACCGGCACGCCCCGGTCTCGCGGCTTCTCCGGCTCCAGCTATCCGACCCGGGCCACGCCTACGAGTTCGACGCCAACACACCGAACGAAGCCGGCCTGTTCTTCAACACCCTCGTCCAGGTCCGCCAGTCCGTTCTCGTCCCAGCGCTGGACCGATGGGTGACCGCGGTGCCCTTCACGGGCCCGATCACGGCCTTCGCGCGCGACACCGAGACGATCATGCTCGAAGGCCACGGCATGGAGGCCCTCGCGCTCGACCCACTTGGCCAGACGCTCACCATCCCTGCCGGCACCACGAAGACCGACGCGATCCAGCTCATCCTGGCCGCCACCGGGGAGACCCAGTTCGCCATCCCGGACCTGCCTGACCTGCTGCCCCGCACCGTCTCCCTGGTCCGCTCCGACATCGCCTGGGACCAGGCCACCCTTATCGCCGAATCGATGGCCCTGCAGCTCTACGCCCGCGGCGACGGCATTCCAGCACTGCGCCCGCTCCCCGAGACCCCGCAATGGACCGCACCCGTCGTGAATGGCCCCTGGACCGAGCAGCGCCTCCCGCCGCGCGTCGGAGAAGGCTCAATGATCCGTACCCGGTTCGCCAACCGTGTCGAGATCAGCAACGGGCTCCCCAGTACCGGGATCGGCCGCGTCAGCACTGTCGTCGAGCCCGACGCCGATGACGCGCTGTCGCCCGACAGCCTCGGCCGCAACGGCACGCGTCGCACCATCACGACCGTCGTCACCAACCCGTATCTGAACAACGAGGACGACGCGATCGCCCTCGGCCAGCAGGTCCTGGCCGACCGCCTCGGTGACGCCTCCCGCGACCGCGCCGACGTCCTCGCCTCCTATCACCTCGAGGAGGGCGACCTGCTCAACCTCGCAGTCCGCGCCGAGGACGGCGACGACGTTCGTCCCCGCCGCCTGGACAAGTTCGTCATCCCCGTCGGCACCACCGGCGAGCACGTCATGCCCGTCGGCTACCACCGCCAGCTGATCGGAGCCCACCAGTGAGCACCGAAGTCGGACGGATCGCAGCGGTCAGCACCACGCCAATCTGCACCGAGCTCACCACCGACCAGCTCGCCGGCGCCACCTCGATGCCCGTGCAGAACACCAGCACCTTCACCATCGGCGACGCAGTCACCATCGGCGGCGAACAGCACACGATCAGCGACATCCCCGACGCCGCCACGCTCGCACTCGGCGAGCCCCTCACCGGCGCCCAGCCGGCCGAGACCCAGGTCGTGCGGCTCGACCCTGGCACCGGCACCCCGGCCACGATCACGCTCGCGCTGATCCAGCAGGACGGCGAGGACGAGGACGCCGACTACATCGAGGCGGTCGTCCCCCAGAACCTCCGCGACCGCGTGCCCGACGGCATCCGCGACGTCAACCAGGGCGAGATCGTCACCATCGAGCGCCTCGCCGGGTCCTGGCAGATCACCGAGGTCCGCGGCACCGCACTATTCATCGACGCCAGCAGCCTGGATCCGACCACGCTGCCCGACCGCAAGCCCACCGCGCCGCCGGCCTCGTCGCCCGCCATCCGCGCCTTCGGCGATGCCCGCGGGATCACCCTGGTGGCCGAGGGAATCGACCAGACCTCGGTCCTGGACTGGTACATCGACGGTGTGCTGTCCTCTGAGCCTCAGGGGGTGGGCAGCCGGGCAACGGTGGTGCGGCTGACCAAGGACTCGGTCGGCGCCGGGTTCGTCGACGGCAACACCTACCTGTTCCATGTCGTGGCCCGCAACATCGTCGGTGCCGCAGCGGCCTCTCCCGACGTCTCCGGTCAGCTCAACCAGGGCGTGTCGGCCGAGTTCGTCATGGCCCGTGTCGTCTCCGGGTTCGTTCTCGCCGGAGCCATCACGGTCGGCAACATCACCATCACCCCAGGTACCGGATCCCCGGGCGACCCGGACTATGACCCCGGCGGCATCAACATCCCGCTGGCCGACGGCGGCCTGATCCAGTTCCCCGCCGACGGCTCCCCGGCGGTGATCACCGCACTGCTCACCGCCTACCGGCTCACGGTCATGAACTACCTGACCATCCTCGGCGTCAACAACGTGCTCGCCGGCCTGCTCACCCTGCAGTCCTCGACCGTTGCCCCCAATCAGGCTCCTCAGGTCGCACGGTCCTCGGTCAACCCGGCTCAGCGGATCGGGGCGGGGCTGAACAACCTGATCGTGATCGGTTTCGGCGAGTACGACTCGGCCAACTGGTGGGCCATCGCCGGCTACGACCCGGCCGGTGTGGCGCCTGTCTCGGTCGCGCTGTATCAGGTCAACAAGACCACCGGTGCGGTCACGACGCTGGTCAGCTTCGCCAGCATCGACGGAGCCATGTCAGCTACCAAGATCGGTACCAGCTACTACGTGCTCGCCGGAGATTTCTGGAACGGCGCCGTCACCATGTATCGGTTCAGCGCGGCCGGCGCGATCACCGGAAGCTGGCAGCTCACCAACAACTGGAGCGGCAACCCGTGGTGCATCGGCACCGACGGCACCAACATCCTCGTGGGTCGCGGTGAAGCCGGGAAGGTCGACGTCCGCACCACCGCCAGCCCCGGCAGTGTCTCGTCGACCATCACGATCCCCTGGTCGGGCACCTACACGGCGGTGACTCGCGGCAGCTTCGACTACGGCGCCGACCGGCTCCTGATCACCGCCAACAACTTCACCCGTTCCCACACGGTCTCCGGCACCACCGCCACGGAGGTCACCACCGAAGCCTTCATCAAGACCCACTGGCCCCAGACCAACGGCGGCATCGCCTACGACAGCACCGGCGGCTACTGGTGGTCCGCGCAGTACGACGGCACCTACAACTACGCCTGCCGGTTCTCCCGCCAGCGCACCACCGCCACCGGACGGTCCTTCACCGTCACCTACGCCCAAGGTGCGACGCCGACCTACCAGTCCAAGCCCTCCCCGGCCGCGACCATCGACCAGACCGCCCGATCCTGGATCCAGGTCATCGGCCCCACGCTGCCCGCCTCGCCCGGCGTCAAGGACCCCGACCGGATCGGCATCTACCTCGCCAACCAGCTCCAAGCCTTCACCGCTGCGGCCAGCAACTTCTTCTGGTTCGGCACCAGCGTCACCGGAGCTGCTGCCCCCACCGTCGAGGGATTCCCGCCCGGCACCCTCGGGCGACTCGCCTCCCAGAGCACCGACGCCAACGGTGCCCTCACTCAGCTCTACGGCAACGGCGACTACCGGCTCGGCGGAAAGAACCTCGACGACACCGTCTGGGTCAACCTGGCCCACCAAGGCACCGCCGGAACCGTCTCGTGGCGGCGACACAACGGCCTGTTCGAGCTGCGCGTGATCGCGACCATGAACGTCGCCAACGCCACCAAGGTCACCCTGGTGACCACGGCCAACGGATTCCCGGTCGCGACCTATCCGCTACCCGGGACGGCGACCTACATGCCCATCTATGGCGGCTTCGACTCCTTCTTCGCCGGCAACGTGATCCTCAACGCCGACGGGTCGATCGACCTGTACCAAACCAGCGGCGCCACCCGGGCCGCTGTCCGCGCCTACATCAACTGGCCGATCACGTGATCGCGAGGAGGGTCCGTGCCTGAAGAGCCCACACTCGGCGAGCTGATGCGCGCAGTCGAGCGCGTCGGTGCCGAACAGCGTGACTTCCGAGTCGAGATGGGTGCACGTCTCGACAAGACCGTCACCATCGACATCCACCAAGCCGAACAACGCCGCGTCGATGGCCGGTTCAAGGATCTCGCCGACGATGTTGTCGCTCTCAATGACTCCCTGCGCACCGAGACCGCCGAACGCAAGGAGGCAGTGCGCGGCATCGAAGCCCGCTCCCGTGCTGCCCTCACGACCGCGATCGGCATCGCGGCCCTCCTCCTCACCCTCGCGGGCATTCTGCTGCAACGAGGTGGATGATGACTCGCCCCCGTACCTCCAACATCGCGCTCACCGCCATCGGCGTGATCGCGATCGGTGCCCTGATCGTCGTGGTGATCTCGGTGGTCAACCTGGCCCAACGCTCCTCACACCAAGAGACCGAACTCGACCGGGCCCAGCACGACCGCACCCGCATCCTGTCCGCCCTCGACGCGCAGCAGAAGGCACTCACTGAGGCCAATCGTCGGCTCGTGAACGCCGGCAAGGCGCCGGTCGTCCCGATCCAAGGAGACACCGGCGCCGCCGGTCCAACGGGCCCGCAGGGACCCATCGGCCCTAGAGGTCCGCGCGGCTTCCTCGGCCTGCCCGGCGTGGACGGCGTGCAGGGGGCGACCGGGGAACCCGGCGCTGTCGGCGCGACTGGCGCGAAGGGCGACACCGGGCCAGCAGGACCCCAAGGCCCAGCCGGACCCGCCGGCCCTGCAGGCGCTGACGGGAAGAACGGCACCGCGACACCCGGCACCTACGTATGCCCGGACACCCAGTATGTCACCGGCTTCACCGTCGCCGCCGACGGCAGCGTGACGCTGACTTGCACCGGACTGCTGCCGCCCGGCCAGTCGAACTGACCCCGAACCCCTCGTCTCACCCCCCTGCTCTCCGCTGCCTTCTCGGGTGGCCGCGGCTTCCTGCCATGCCCAAGGAGGCTCACGTGAAGTTCAACGCTGCCTGCGCGCCCTCGCGCTCGCGACCCCGCCTGTCGGGCGCCAAGGTCCAGGCCGACGCGGAGAAGCTGCTCGAGCACCTCGGCGAGTCCGGCATCGGCGCCCTGACCGAGATCAGCAACCCGGACGCCCGGGCCGCGGTCGCCGAGGTGTTCAAGCATCGGTATCACCCGCAGGGCACCGACACCCCGATCGTGTGGACCCCTGACTGGTTCTGTGCCGCCCATGGCATGGACTTCGGGTCGGGGCGCGTGCCCGGCGTCGCGCCGAAGCGGCACACGGTGTGGGCGATCCTTCAGCACAAGGAGACCGGAATCCGGGTCGGCGTGATGGCGACCCACATGATGCCCGGCGGCTGGCGACCCTCAGCTCGACAGATGCCATGGGTGCCACTGATCCGGCTCCGCTGGCGGCGCCACCGCACCCGGTACGAGCATCGTCGCGCGCTCTTGTCCGCACGCTGCGCGGCGGTGATCGGACTCGGCGACATCAACCGCCCCGGAGTCTTCGTCTTCGACGGCGACACCCGGGCTTCCGCGGCTGGCATCCCGTACATCGGCGTCAGCGGCCAGGCCAAGCCCGGCGTGCGGACTCGCTGGAACCAGAACGCCGACCACCGCGCCGCCGCGGCCGTCATCACCGTCACGGCACCGAAGGGAGTACGCCGATGAGCCTCTCGCAGAACCGCTGGCCCGCGCTCGACACCGGGTCGACCAAGCTCTACACGTGGGTCATCCCGGCCAAGACGGGCCCGATCCAGCTCCGACTGCGCAACGGCTCCGCAGGCTTCATCCTCGCCCACCTCGCGCTCTGGATCGCCGAGGTCGTCACGCCGCTGTGGTCCAAGGTCGTCGACGACTGGGGATATGCCTACCGGCCGATCCGCGGCTACACCACCGAGCTGTCCAACCACGCCAGCGGCACCGCCATGGACCTTAATGCCAGTGAGCATCCCTTGGGCAAGGTCGGCACCTGGCCCGTTCGCCAGGCCCGCCAGATCCACGCGCGCCTCGTCTGGCGGCTCTACGCCGGGACCATCCGGTGGGGTGCGGACTATCACGGCCGCAAGGACGAGATGCACTTCGAGATCAACCGGGACCTCGCCACCTGCGAACGCGTCGCCAAGCGCCTCATGAAGACTCCCCGCGGTCGGCGTCTGCTCGCCGCGAACCCCACCCAGCGAAAGGTGATCCTCTCGTGATCAACATCGTCGCCGCCCTCATCAAGGCCGCCCGCGCCGCGAAGCGCACCATCGACCGGCCCGCCGTCCGCCGCTACCTCTACCGCGTGGCCAACGCCGCCGTCGGGGTGCTCGTCGTCCGCGGTCTCATCGACGGGCGCGAGTCGGCGGCGTGGCTGTTGCTGGTCAACGCCGTGCTCGGCATGGCCGACGCCAAGGTCAAGGCCTGACGATTTTCCGGACACCCGTCCGGATTTGGCGCCAGTTCCATCCGCGGCCCTAGCTGCACCACTCGACCCGACCTAGCGTCGAACTCGCTCCACCTCCCAGGCCCCCGTCACCCAGCCCCGCGCTGGCGTGGCGGGGGCCGTTCTGCGTTTCGATGTGGCAGCTCGTCGAGCCGCCGACCATCCGGCAACGTCACCACCATCGGCATCAGCCGATCACTGAGGATCCACTCCATCTGCATGCACCAGCCCGTCGCCGCACCCATCGCGTAGACCACGAGGCCCTCCCAGCGCGGAGCGCCGCCCGTGTACGGCCGGTTGCGCCACTCCACCAAGATCCCCAGCTTGGGCTTCACCGGGTGGTCCCAGCTCTTCACTGACCACCGCTCATACGAGATCAGGACGGGGCGCGGAAGGTCGGACACCCGGTCAGATTAGAACACCTGTTCGAACACAGGCTACTGTCCGCGAACGCTGAGCCGCTCCAACACCTCGGCCGTCTCGCCGTCACGCAGCGGATGAGTCGTCGTCCAGCGATCCAGCGCGGCCCAGCAGTGCTCGACCGGCCCGGCCGCGATCAGCTCCAGCTTCGGTGCCCAGCCGCGCAGCTCCTCGTCAGGGTGCTCGTCGCCCGGGTCACCGCGGAAGTAGATCACCGCGAAGTGGGTCTGACTCATGAGGCGACGGTACGCCGCGACCGTGCGCGCTTCCGCGCTTCCCGCAGCCGCCGCAGCCGACGCACCACGAGCGGGAACTCAGCCTCCGCGGCCGGATCGTCGAGCAGTCGGTTCAGCACGGCGTAGTAGCGAGTCGGCGTCATCCCCAGCTCGGCGCGCACGTGCGCCTCCTTCGTGCCGACGTGGCGCCACTGCCTGGACTCGATCTCGAGGACGGCGCGGTGGGTGAGGCTCACGGCTTCATCTGCGAGAGATGAAGGTGAGGGCTTCACGGCGGCGTCCATGGGGAGACGATGCCGCGGGGGTCCGACAGATCAGTCTTGAGCATCTCCATCGTGCCATGGCGATGGAAGCTTGAGGGTCTGGATGACGAGGGGAGGTAGCCCTAGGCGACTGGTCACGTTGGTGATGAACTCGCGCGCATAGGGATAGAGGGCAAAGGTCCCAGCCGTCTCGGCGTAGGCTTGAAACTCCTCGTTCGTTGGCGCGTAGTCGCCTAGGTCGCTCAATCCGTAGAGGGCGGCGTACTCAAACGTGACTGAGGCAACGTCACTCCGGGGATTGTCGGACTCGTCAGACTCAGGGATCTCGTAGATCTCCACGCTGAAGGTGCCACGCACTGCGAAGAAGTCTGCGTCCTCTTCTCGCTCGACCTTCTGCTGAATGTCGAGCTCAAACGTCAGGTCGTCACCAGGAGCAACCTTCTCCAAGTCGACCTTCGCGCTAAGCATTCGAATATCAAGAAGGTTCGCGGCGCCAGCCACTCGCGCGGCCAGCTCCTGAGCTTCTCGTCGAGGATCGGTCACGATGCCCTTGCTTCCTCTTGCGAGCGCGCCACCTCGGTGACCCACGTTGCCAACCACGGAGAGTCAGGTGCGCTCACAGTCGTGGCTCCGCCTTCGGGTCGGCTCGAGGTCGGAGCGCGGTACGAACGACGCCCCGCAAGGCTGGACCACGCCTGATCAGCAGGAAGCTCAAACCGGAGCCTCAGCCGCGCGCCAACAGCCCGCGCATACCGCTGAAGAGTCGAGAGGAAGACATCGTCACCAGCGTTCTCGAACTGGGACACGACCGACTGACGGATCTCCATGTGGTCCGCGATCATCTGCTGAGTGATGCCCTGAGCCTTGCGGCACTCGATCAGACTCCTAACGATCCTGGCCCGGATGGCGGCATCCTCGTAGGAGGCGCTGAACTTCGGGTCCTCGTTCTGCGAGGCGAGGAAGTCGTCGAACTCGTCAAGTTCGTCGTCATGCGATACGGAGACGGGCAGGTTGGAAGTGCGTCGACTCATGATGTGGTTCCCTCTAATATCGGTTACAACCGATAATATGAGGGAGGTCAAGGTCGTTGTCACCAGATTGACCAGATCTTGGTCAATCTGTCCGCCGCTTGCCCTCGTCGACCCAGGTGCGCTTGCGGTTGGCTGCACGCTTGAGGTCGCCCTTGGGCGTCTGCTGTTGGTTTTTGTAGAACGCAGTGAGGCAGATCACTACAACGTCGGTGTCGTAGAAGAACAGCGCCCTGAATGGATCGCTGCCGACCTTGACGCGGATCTCCCAGAGATCGTCAGTGCCCTTGAGCTTCTTGACCTCGCCGGGCAGCTCCTCATACCTCCGAAACCGACCGATCGCCTCGAGCAGGGCCGCCTTGCCATGGGTAGGCAACGCCTCAAGCTCCTCACGCGCAACTACACGCGAAGACCCGGGTGCGCGGAAGAAGCGGAAGTTGCGCCGATTGCTCACGCTGTCGCGCCCCCTGCCGCATCGCACCGAACTAGAACCTGTCGCACCGAACATGGATCCTAGAGGGCAAGTGCCCGCCAAATCGGGAAATGCCAGCCGGTGAGGGACATCAGTGGGCCGTTTCCAGAAACCTACGGCCCGTCCCACCCCGGCTGGGACTGGTCCTCCTCGCCGGCACGAACCTGGGCGGCAAGCTCCTCGTCCTCATCCTCGGCGACCGGGCCGTAGTGAATCCGGACGCGGCCGCACTTGCTCCACACGCAGCCCTCGAAGCCGTCGGGCACCTCAGGGAACTCGACCTCCGCCATGAGTGCGTCGATCTCGCGCTCACGTACCTCGGCCTCCGCGACGGCCGCGAGCACCTCGGTACGCGAGGAGTCCATTGTCAGGTCCGCCCAGAGCGGGCGCTCGCGCTCAGCCATGGGTCGATGCTGCTGGGCGGGTCCGACAGAACGATCGGCGTGGGGCAAACGTGGGGCAAGTCGTCGTCATACGCGACCTTGCTACGTCATACCTCGTCCGCGCCAAACCGCCTCTGACCTGCGCAAACGTTGATCAGAGCACGTCTAATCATGCCCTGCCTAGATGGGCTCTATGGATTAAAAGTCCGCTGCTCTGCCGATTGAGCTAGAGGCCCGTGTGTGATGCCGGCGAACAGTATCGCCCACCCGGGTCAGAGCGTCGGGGTCGAGGCCTCGGCCGGGCGGTAGTGATTGACGAGCTGGGTGAACTGCTGCGGACGCACCTGGCTCGACCGGATCACCAGGCGGCTGCCGTTGGCGCGCACCACCTCGGCGGTCCACGAGCGGGCCCGCGGGTCGGTGCCGAGCTCGATCTCGGTGCGGGGGTTGGTGAGGTCGAAGCGCTCGCTGTTGGGGCCCTGGGAGACCTCGAGGGTGCCGTTGGAGAGGGTGATGATGCGCGGGGTCCAGTTGATCAGTCCCCACCAGAGAGCGCCCGCCAGGACGATCATGGAGATCGCGGTGATCACGGAGGCCGCCGTACCTTGCTGGACGGCGTAGAAGACGGCGACCACGGCGAGAACGGCCGCGGCGAGGAAGAGGGTGCCCAGGATCCAGCGGCGGACATTGCTCGGGCGATATTCGACGTACGCCGGGAGCTCGCTCGCCTCGCCCGGCAGCGCCGGGACGACCGGGATCATGCCCGTCGTGATCGAGGCGTGGGCCTCCGCGGCGAGAGCGGCCGCGGCCACCTCGGGAGGCAGGCTGCCGAGCGGCGGGACGATCGGGTGGCTGGAGGTCTCGGGGTCCTCGGGCGCCGTGGCGGCCTCGGCCGGGCCGGCGTGGGCCGGAGCCCGGGCCGGGACCTCGTCGGCCTCCTCCATCGCCTCGGGAGCCTCCGCGATGTCGGGGGTCAGCGAGGTCCAGAAGGGCTCGGTCCTCGCCTCCTCGTCGGTGTGGAACCACGGAGCCCGGACCGGCGCGGACTCCGCCGTGGCGGGCTCCTCCGTACTCGCCTCCTCGGGCTTCTCCTCGGCCACCTCGTCCGCGACCTCGGGCGCGTCGGGAACGGTCGGCGGGGTCGGATCCGGCTCCGCGGCACGTCCGCCGTCCGGGTCGTCCTCGGGGTCCTCGTCGTCCTGCTCCGGCGCTTCCTGCTCCGGCGCTTCCTGCTCCGGCGCTTCCTGCTCGTCCGGAGTCGCGGGTACGACGGCCTCGGGCTCGACCGTGTCCGCCTCGTCCTCGTCCTCGGCGGTCGTGTCCGTGCTCGGCTCGGGGGCCGGCTCGGGAGTCGGTTCGGGAGTTGGCTCCGCGGCCGTCTCCTCCTCGTCCGCCGGCTCGTCTTCGGCGTCACCTTCGGTCTCGGCGTCACCTTCGGTCTCGGCGTCACCTTCGGGCTCGGCGTCGTCCTCGGACTCGGCCGCTACCTCGGGTTCCGCGTCGGTCGCGGCCTGGTCGGCCTCGTCGGCCTGGTCCGCAGGGGCTTCGGGTTCGGGCGCTCGCTCGGGGTCGTCGTCATCGCTGTCCCGATCGGCGCGCGACGCGGGGGACTCGCTCTCGGGCTCGCGGCCCGACGGGCGCGCAGCGGCCTCGGCCAC